CTATCATCGCACTGTAGAGATGTTGAGCTTATAGTCGATAAGGACAGTCAAATTAAATACTACCCAATTCCACACGTAACGGACATTATGGGCGGTCAAAGTAATGCAAGGGGAGGCTACCAGTTAATAGCGTTGTGGAGAAATCCAGAAGGTGTAATAAACAAAGCAACAGGTATGCCTTATCCTGCCAACGCAATTGATGTGATATGTTGTAAGGCCAAGCCTTTTGGCTCAGGTGCATTAGGAACAAGGACTATATACTTTAATCCTAGAACACATAAGATGGAAGAGGAAATAGCAGGTGTAAGATATGGGGCAAATGAATACTATAACAAATTAACACCAACAGCTAACACACTTAAACCTAGCAGTAGATTTGACAGTGAAGATTTATTTTAAAAGTCGTTTTTCCAAAGACCGAAAAAACTTTAGAAAATGTGCAAATAAATTTGGAAGTTAAGAAATAACCACTTACCTTAGCGTTATGAAAATATACAACGAACTGGAAGACACTCTTATTAGCGAATATAAGTTGTCTACACTAATGACCTTAGATGAGTTTCCTAAGCGGAAAGGTAAGATTAGCAACAACCCAACTGTTCAAGATTTACTTAGGACTTATCTGGCAGACTTTGGAATATATTTTAATGGTAGAACTTATCTCAGAGATAGAGAAGGAGCGCAAACAGGTATTATGGTTAGGTATTGTTTTATAAATGTAGAGAGCATACCGCTAGAAAATTTGGCTATAATACCTCAACTATATGGTTGGGAAGATGTTGTAGTTAACTTATCAATCAAGGCGTATGATGAATACGCACACTCTTGCGATTATTATACAAAGACTGGACAAGCTAATTTAATCGAAAATATATACGGTAGTAGTAGAGTTGTTAAAGAGTTTGAATCATTATCAGAGTTAGTACAATACTACAGGAATAACAAATTATGAAAACAACAATTGAAAAATACAGAGGTATTGAAATCTGGTTTGATACCCACTACGAAACATTCTCTTGCGACATAGATCACGAGAGTTCAGTTAAAAAATCTTACGCTGCTGTAAAGAAATTTATAGACGAGTGGAAGAAAGATACTGCCAATTTCAAGTCTTTTAGGGTTGAGCCTAATCCTATTAGTGATGTGTTTAGTAGTGGTAAAAAAGGAACTGTTGTAGGTATAAGGAAAGATAACCGATTTGTACTTGAGACAGAAGATGGAGCTAAAGAACAGATTTCTGACTATTACTTAGACCGCTATATTCTACATACACCAGAGAATGCACAGTATTGGGAAGAGTTAGCTCAACATGAAAAAGAGGTAGAAGAACAACGTCTTGCAGCTAATGCTAAGCGTAAAGAGATTGAAGCTAAGTTTAAGATCACAACTTTAAAACAAGTTAAACCGAATTATTTATGAAACGGATTTTAATAGGTAGTTGTAGATTAAAAGAACTGTACCCTGAATTTAATCGCACCCCAAAAGATGTTGATTTTGCAGTAGATGTGGATAAAAAGTCTGATATACCTAGAGTAGAGTACCTCTATAACCCTATACTTTGTGATTGGGTAGGTGATGGTGAAGTAGACGGAGATACACTGTTAACACTTAAAGTTAGCCACCTGTTTTGGGATAATAATTGGGAGAAGCATTTGTGGGATTGCCACTTTATACTAGATAAAGGACATAAGATACATTACGATCTACTAGATAAACTGATAGAGTTTTGGACAGACTATCTTCCTAAGATCAGACGTAGCGATTTAGCTATGACTAAAGAGAGCTTCTTTACAAATGCAGTTAATGAAGATACAGATCAGCATGATTATTTACACACACTGCTAAATCCTGTACCAATGTTCACTAAACTGTTGAAAGATGGCAGTGAGGTGGAGCTTGACCCTAGTAAATGGGAGACATTATCCTTTGAAGAGAAGAAAGCTGTTGTGTTTGAAGAAACGGCAGTCATGGCATTTGAAAGATACCCTAACTTGTACTACAAGAAAGCGTTTATCCGTCAGTTAAAAGACAATATCATCAAGCACTTCCCTTTCTATATAGCCCTGTTTGCTATTATTAATTACAGACAATTATATAACCCAAGTATTAACTTTATAAAAACAATTCAAGAAAATGGACTTAAAAAAGATTAACGAAGCACTATTGGATTTATCAGAGTGGTCTTTGAAGAGAAAGTACAAACAAGTACAACAAAACGAATCTGACAACTTTTCATCAGAAAAAGATCAAGGGGATACAGGAGAGCGCACTAGCGTTTATGACATGTCGGACGGCTTATTTCTAAAGGTTGTAGAAACCTCCGATTCTTATGGCGATACCATTGGTATTACATCAGTGCAATTTGTAAAACCACGAACACAACAAGTAACAGTTTACGAAACAGTATATGAATAATCAAGAAATATTTAATCAGAGGTTCGAGGAACTTTATGAAGATGGTGTGTATGAGTTAGTTGAAGACTTACAAGAAAATCCTGAGTCAAATAAAATAGGGCTAACTTTAGTGTCTAACGATGACGTAATTAACTATGATTCTTACGGAAGTGAAGACAGCAAGTTGAAACGCATTTATAGGCATGAAGAACTAGACCTATTCGTCAGATTGTCTGGTACACGTTGCTCTTATAGTGGTACAGACTGGAATAATTTAGAATTTGTAAACCCTCAAACAAAACAAGTAACGTATTATGAATAAGCTAACAGCACAGCAGATTTTAGAAATCGCAGAAAAGAATTGGAGTAATGACAACTTTGGTGAAGCTCAATGGTCAGAGTTGGAAGATGACTCAGTTGTAACTATCGACCAAGAAAAAGTAGAACAGGTTCAGAAAGCTAAGGATGACTTCTGGAAAGAAATTGAACCCAAGCTACCAAACTCTAACAGGGTTAACGACCCTTTGTTTAAACAGTGGCAAAACATGCCTAGTAGGTATGAAGAATCAGATCGTCAGATACTAGAACAGCTTGGTTTAGGTAAGGTTGTAACGGTTGAGGACTACGGAGGCGAGGGCAAAGGGTCAGACTATTACTCCGTTAAGCACTTTGTAGACCATGATGTTTATATCCGTACAGACGGTTGGTATGCTTCTTACGAAGGTGGAACTTACGACAATGGATATGGCTATGAAGTTAGACCGACTGAAAAAACTGTGATAGTATATATTTAAATTGTTTTCTTTATATACCCTATCTAAATTTACTCATACATAGTGATTATATTTACACTATTATGGATGAAGTATTATGTGGGGTATATAAGGTTACCTCCCCTGTAGGGAAAGTTTATGTAGGTAGTTCTAAAAACATTGCTAGAAGATTTGAAGACTATAAAAAATTATCTTGTTCAAAACAAATAAAGCTATATAATTCTTTAAAAAAGTATGGGTCTAAAACTCATGAGTTTGATATATTAGAATTATGTGAAGATGTAAATTTATACACTAGAGAAAGGTACTGGCAAGAGTACTATAATGTATTAGATAGAAGTGAGGGACTAAACTGTAAGTATGTACAAACTGACGAGAGTAGAGTGGTGTATTCAGATGAAACTCGTGATAAAGTTATTAAATCTTTAAAAGCATACAACTCTGCGCTTATAGATTACAAATATCAATATGACACAGACGGTAATCTTGTGCGAGTTTGGAAGAATTGGAGTGAAATCAGGGAGTTTAGTAATTATACTGCGAGCTACATTAGGTATTGTATAAAAGGTAAATTTTTGACTGCATATGGGTTTTTATGGGCTAATGAGGTTACAACATACTCAACTGACGTACTAGAAATGGCAAAACTAACCAAGTCTGATAAACTAAAAGGACACACTTTTAATAGAGGTAGAAAATTGTCGCCAGAGCATATTGAAAGACTTAGAATTACAAGTACAGGGAAGAAACACAATAAGGAAAGTAAAGATAAGATTAGCAGTAGTAAATTTTTGCCTGTGGAGCAATACACCCTTGAAGGTAAGTATATTGCTACTTATAAAAGTGCTAAAGAGGCTGCCGAATCTTTAGGTATAGGGGCTCAAGGTATTAGTTCTTGTAGGACAGGTAGGTACTGTTCTTACAAAGGTTATATTTGGAAATACCAAAAAACAGAAATAAATGAAAAGTAAAATAACAAAAATCAAGTGGGCTAAGAATCTTTCAATGGACGATTGGGGTTTGGCTAGAAAGAAAATTGAAGGTATTGGCGACCCCGATATAGTTCGTATAGGTGCAAGTGACGTAAGTGTCATAACCGGGACTAACAGATGGAAGTGTCCTATGAGGTTATTTTACCACTTGACAGGTTACCACCACAGTTTCTTTATTACAGAGACTACATTAGCAGGCCACCTTCAAGAACCGATAACTATTAGCAGATGGGAAAGTTTCGACCCTAATAGTGAAGAGCAATCTTATATTAATGCGCTTAACAAAGTAAAGTTACGTAAGACAAGTAAAGCAGAGTATTTCCTGTTGAACTCAGCATATCCTCACAGCTTCTTATCGCTTGACTATACACCAAAAGGTAAACAGTTTTCTCCATTCACAGGTGAGCAGTATGCGCCTCTTACACCAATTGAGTTAAAGCACAGTAACGCACAGTACGTTATGAAGTGGCCTGATGGTATAGCAGCTCAGTATTACGACCAAATACTGTACCAATGTTTATTAACCAATACTCCATTAGCTGTGTTTTTAGTTCTTATAGACGGTGTTAAATTCAAAGCCAAAGAGATAGAAGCTAATCCAATAAGACAGCAGTTTATTATCGAACAGGTAAATCTTTTTGCTGAGAAAGTTAAGATCGGTAAGATGGCTTTACAAGGGATGAAAGAAGCTGAACTAGCTGGTGATATGGAAGAGTATGCAGCATTCCACGCTATATTTGAAAGTGTTACCCCTGAACCTGTTGGTATGGTTAGCTCTGATGGTACAGACGGTGATAATGTGGAGCTTCTTAAAGAGGTGTATGATGATAGTAACGGTCTTGAGAAACAAGGAGATGATACAGATGAGTACCACATGAACCAGTACCTTAAATGTAATTCACTGTTAAATAAGATAAAAGATTACAAGGATTTACTAAAAGCTAGAATACTGTTAGCTTGTGAAGATTTTGAAGGACTTAAAGCGGGAGATAGAAAGTGTATCAACAGAAGACCAACCAATCTGAAAAAAGGATATTTCTCAATTAAGTGATAATAAATTTGGCAGATTAAATATTAAACTATATCTTTAACAAAAAATAAAAGTAATCATGAAAAGAAAAGACTTATTAAAAGCAACACTCTCTGAGGAGAAAAACGTACAGTCAGTTATCGACTTAACTACCACTAAAGACGCTAAGTTTTTAAAACGTGCTAAACGGGACATTGAGGATAAGATTGAAGACGCTACTGAGCAACTAACTGTTCGTCTGTCTAACGAGACTCCACTTGACAAATCTGTTATAGAAGGGCTGTATAACAACATCAAAGAACTAAAGTCATCCCTAGAGCTTTACAAATCTTTTGAAGCAGAGTTCATCTCTGAGTAACCCTTGTCGGGAGGGAATTAAACACTCTCTCCCTTCTTATCTCTTTTAAATATGGAAATAAACTTTATTACGCCAACAAGAATATCCGTTCTCGATATAACCTCTATGGGAGACTCTGTAAAAAGAGGAAATGTAAATACAATAGGGCAGTTTGATAGCGGTCTTAAATATGCTATAGCTTTGTTGCTCAGACACGATGTAGAAATTAGCATTCATGTTGAAGGGGAACCTATTGTACATGAAACTTGGGAAGAACCAACTACAGAAAGCTACAGTTTTACAACCTTTGTAAGTCAGTGTGGCAATACAGGTAAAGAGAAAGAACTGATAAGAGTAAACTGTACACGTACTCCACATGGAGGGTTACCTATGAACCAATATGATATGCGTGAACCTAGCTCACCAGAAGATTGGACTATTGATACAGGCTTTGCTAAGAATCTAGGGTATAATTGGGAGTTGTGGATGGCTCTAAGAGAACTGTATTCTAATATGGTTGATGAGGGTGGTACTATTTCAGAGTCTCCAAATTATGTCGGTGAGGATGTAGTGGAGGGAACTATCATTTCACTTTCCTTTGATGAAGAGAATGCTTTTACCGAAGTTTGGAATAACAAGCACCTTTACATAAATGAGTCTGATGTGCTGTATAAACTAAATGAAGGTATTGAGGTGCTAGCTAACGAGGAAGATTACCTACGTATATACAAACGTAACATTCTGGTGCATGAGGACAAAGACATACCTAGTCGGTTTGCTTGGAACATTAACTTTGGTGAGATCGATGAAAGACGGTTACTTAGAAATGTGTACGAGATAGAACAGACAATAGCCAACGCTGTATGCACAACTACTAACAGAGACTTTCTTGAAGTTATTATAACACCAGACTTTGAAGTTAAAGAGAATGAGTTTTTAAGTGAAGCTGGCTCTTATTATGCTGTTTCAAATCTAGTTAACGAGGTGGTTACAGCAGTTAATGAGGAGCATGGAGAGGTTAGTTCATACAGATGGTTAATCGATAAGGTTAAAAGCCGTAAGGATTGCACACTAACAGGTAGAAAGATCAAAACTGTAGAGGATAGCTTATGGAGTTACAGTAAAACTGTTTCGGTAGAGTCTGTTCCCGTTGCTGAGGTTGACGTTGTTAGCACTACACCTTCTATTCAAGACAGTATTACTAAACTGTACAACTTTAAAATTGACGTAGAGATTAAGGTTGCTAAACTAAAAGGCAGTAAGGTTGTGGCTGATAAGTTTGCTAAGTGCCTGATTGTAGATGAAGAATTTAATGTAGAAACTGACTTTATAGACTTTATTGTAGAGTACACCGACCTAACACAAACAGGTAATATCGTCTCTAATCTTGCTAAACAAATTTGTGAATTAATTAAAAAATAAAAAACATGGGAGTAACAACAGAACAATTAAAACAGCTACAAGAAAATATACCTTACAAGTATAGATTACAGTCAGCTAAGAACGGAAGAGCAACTATTGTCAGCTATATCGATTCCAGACAGGCAGCGCAACGGTTGGATGATGTACTAGGTGCAGAGAACTGGCAAGACAATTACGAACTGCTAGATAAGAGTGTAGTGGCATCAGTTTCAATTTTAGTAGGCAGAGCTGACGGTGAAGAATGGGTAACTAAGAAAGATTTAGGTACAGAGTCTAACACTGACGCTGAAAAGGGTGAAATATCTGACGCATTTAAAAGAGCCTGTGTCAAATGGGGATTGGGTCGGTTCTTGTATAAACTAGGAATCATAACTTTAAAGACAGCTACTCACACAAATGGCAAGGAATACCCTGCTACAGATGATAGTAAAATCCTTTGGACTGTTGATGAGCTAACTGAATACTGTGAGAAAGTTGCAGAGAGTGGAGATTTAGATAGGACTAAGTATGGAGTTAAAGCCTTAGCAGGTGCAACAGTAACACCACAACCAGTAAAAAAGGTTACACCAACTGCTAAAGCTACCACTACGGAAAAATCTAAACCTAGCACACAAATTACTGGTAGTGCAATCCAACCTAACACTAACTTTGATAAAACGGAAGTAAAAGGTCAACCTACAGAGGGTTCGGCTTCTGACGAATCTGCCAGACGTGCTAAGGCATTGGAATTATTTAACAAACTAGACGCAGCAACTGTACTCAAATCAACCATAAAATCAGGCTACAAATTTACAAGCGTACAAGAGTTTGTGAAAGAAGCGCCTATTGATAAGGTACTGGAAATGTACGGACAACTAACAGCCAAGTAAACATTAAATCATCCCCGTGATTGGGTGGGTTAGCAGAAATGTTAGCTCACCTTTTTTATTTACTAAACCTGATATTGCATACTAAACTAGTTAAGTTTATTGTTCATTTTCTAGTTTACAACCTAGCCCTAGCCTCGTACTTTTCTTTTGACTGTGTTCCATATGCAGTATGGCATGGTATACACAAAATTTCTACGTTAGATTTATCCAACCGTAATTCAGGGTACAGACCTTTCGGTTTAATGTGACTAAAGTAGTGTGCTAACGGTTCATCTCCTAAGTGAGTCTTACAATTAACACAGATGTGAGGTCTTTCATTCCATATCTCAAGAAACAAGGACTTTTCTCCGGTAGGTTTAGGAAACTTCTTCTTTATTTGAGATCGTTTTGGGGCGTTTCTAGCCACTTTCGGACTCTTCTGGGACTCTACTGCTCTTCTCTCCCTATCGTGCCTTACACACAGTCCTTTTGAGAATACGGGGTAAGTGCATAGCTTACATATTTTAGGCATAACTTTTCTTTTTGTAAATATAAGAATTATTTGTATATTTGTCCCATTAAGCCTAGTCAAAATATATTAAATCTTTGTTGCACCTTTGTATTGCAACGTTAGATAAATAATAAAAGATATTCAAAGCAATATTCCTGCCCCCACTATTTATCCGTAAAGACGTTGCACTCTTACATACGGGGGCTGTTGCTTTTGTTTTGAGTCTAAGCATTCAAGCATCCACACTTTATACTTCACACGTATATTGGATCAGATACATAGCTTCTGTATAGTTATCGCTGAAACGTACCCAACCGTTGTCCTTGTAAATTCGGATTCCCCAAGCTATTAATTTAGGAAGCAATGCCATAAAAGTGACTGGCGATATCAAATACAATAATTTACAGGAGGGGTCGAAGACTAACCTTTTACCTTTTATCTTAACTACCAAGTTGCATTTTCTAGCGAGTGTGCTATTACCAGTTCTATTTATGCTGAGTGGTTAAGAATCCCTGTTTAGATGATAGTTGTATAGCACTATAGGACAGTTGATTATAGTCAAAATTACCAGTTTCTTTAAAGTTAATAATGCTTAAACAACAAAACCGCTACCCCAATTAAGAGATAACGGTTCGAGACAAGACTGCTGTTTGTTTTATCAGAAGGGCAACTCAAAACTGTACTCTTCATCTTCTACTTCTACGGTGTAGCTACCTTTAAGTTCAACAACAGTATTACCGCCAGCAGCTCCTCTTGCTAATTTTTCAGTTGCATAAGAGCCTATGATTAAATCTTCTAAGTCAAGAACAGCCCACTTAACAACCTCAACTGTTTCAATCTTTTTAGGTGCAGGTAAGTGTAGGTTCAGCCATTTTCTTTGCGTGTCGTTAGCCTCATTATAAGCTGTCTTAACCATATCCTCAGATACTTCAACCTCATTGCTAAATGCACTGGTCTTAGCTAACAGACTGGTAATATTAGCTTGCCATCCTGAACAAACTTGTGGGTAAATAACAGCCAGAGCTTCACGTGATACTTTACGGTTAGGGATGATAGTTTGAGTTTTCTCGGACGATTTAGTTTGAGTTTCTGTCTTAACTAATTCCATTTCATTTTCTTTATAAAACCAACCGTTACTGTTTAAACCGTCCTTGCTACCGTCAATTATATTCGAATTGCTGTAACAGTTGTGCCCTTGCAAGAATGTTTGGTCGTTCGCTACTATGTATTTTTGACTTTGATGGTCAGTTATAGCTACGATTGTACCTATTCCATGAGCTGTGCTAACTCTGTCACCTACCTTAAACCGATAATTTGTTTCCACGACCTTTACGTTTAATATTTCTGCTAATTGTTCTACTGATACTTCTGTTCCACTTTTTATTCCAAGCCCATTCCATTCACCACCACTATATTTTGAATAATCATATTCACTGTCAACCTCACCTTTACTCCAACGTTCTTTAGAGGTATAATATATAGGTTCATTTGCCTGTACAAGAACACTATAAAACTGTCTTACTTTTTCCGGTGTGTCAAGTACTACGTATACATCTTCTTTGGAGGGTAGCTTTACTGTTGGGTTAGCTTTAATAAATTCTTCTGCTGTGATTATCTTGTAACCTTCACTTGTGTAAAAGTTTAAACCTGAGTACCACCCTTGTTTAATTTGATAACATGTGTTCTCTTTGTAGCGCTCATACTTGTTATCCTCCGAATACTTAACACCATCACTGAAACCATCATAGCCAGCCTCTGTAGCAATTTTAAGTACTTGGTTAGCTTTTTCTTCTGTGTCACAATGCACAACTGTTTTGGGTTGTTCTAACCCTTTTAATTCTTTTTTCATAATGTTTTAATTTTCTTTTGTTATTTCCCAATCTTCTTGTGTGCAATCAATATACCGTCTACCATACCGCTCTTTAACAGCATCTGCACCCATACATTCAATAACAGTTTTAACGACTGCTTGATTAGGTGCATAGCTTGTAGGCAGATCAACCCAAAGACCAACGTGGTTTAAACTAGGCTTTACGGTATACACTTTACCTTTTCTTGAAAGGTTACCGTCCCAACTCTTTCGTTTAGGTTTGTAATAAAGACCTGTTGGTTTATGTCTTAACCTATAAAATTCTAAGTACTTCATTTTGTAAATATAAATGTTAGTTTTCTATTATCCAAGCACTTGCCACATTAATTTTCGCATTTCTCGGATAGCTTTGTTAATAGCTGCGTTATTCTCATAGTTAAACATGTAGTTCTCTTGCACCACATTAATAGGGACAGCAACCACTGATCTTGCAAAATAAGACTTAGCTAACCCGTAATTAGGGGCAAACCTAGGCATCTTACCTTCACACAGCACCATTTGATTATCAGTTGTAGTAAGCGGTATAGCATAAGCTAAATCACTGACAACCTTAATAACACAGAACGGTCTTTTCTTAGCCCCAATTCTGTCAAAATAACAATCTCCTTTAATAATAAAGGGCGGTTTTATAGGGTCTAATGTAACAGTACTAATTAAATGCAGGACTTCTTTTGCCGAATACGTAGCTTTAGTCAAATTTGCGATAACTGATTCTTTAGTAGCCATTGTCTTTGTAGTTTATTGCAACTTCATACGCCATTTATAACATTTGAAAGTGTGCATAGTTATTAATTGAACCTCTGTTGATTGTTACTCTTACGTTCTTTCTTTTGTAAATATAGTCCTCGACTACGCTACACATATTATCTATACTCATAACCCTGTTATTTTTCTTTTAAGGAACAAGGGTAGATCGTATGCCAAGCTAATCGTAGCCCCACAAATTAAATGATAGTATATCGGATACCAGCTACTCATACCACCGTCTAAATGATACATAGTAAGAGGTATAACAGTTAGCAATAAGAAGAGCAGTGTTTTATAGAGCCTGTTTATTATTCTATACCGTTTCATAACTTAATCTTTAAATCCATTCCAAAAATCGCCTGTAACACCAAGCGTTTGTAGTAATTCTTTAATCTCATGCCCATCTAATTTAAGTTCAACACCTCCCTTAGCCAGATATAACGTTTTATTTTGCATTCTGTGTTGATAGCCACCATTACTTTTATCCAAAGTTTGGAGACAGTATGATTTAAACTTTTTCATCTTTGCTGATTTTAGTTGCCTCTATAAGTAAATTCTCTAACACTGATCTTTTAATTAAACATTCGTGCGCTTCTCCGTAACTGTTAAATTCCGCTTTGGTCTTTTCCCTCTCCGCATATATACCCATAAGAATATTAATGTGTAGCACTAGTTGGTTAAATTTCTCGTCTTTCATAACTTAATCTTTAGTAGGTAACTGTTCAATTAATGGTATTACGTTTGAGTAGTCATGTTTGTGGTGTTTATTGTTATAGTCCCTGTCATTAGCCCTAAACAGATGATCTACCCTCATGTCGCCTATTTCCCGGCCTAGTAAGTTATAGATGCTATCCCCATTACTCATACCACATTCACTGATTAACTCGTATTCTTTATCTAATGTTACACAAAGTACCCCAAGACAACAGTAGGTTTTTTCATATCTTAAAGCTCCGTACCCTTGTATAAACTTGCCAGATTTAAGGTCAGCTAACCAAGACTCTTTAACCTCTTTTGTAAACCAATTTGGTTTTGTAGTATCAATGTTTTTCATCCCTTCAAACTGTTAATTTGTTTATACTGTATTCCTAATTTAGTTAAGTGAGAAGCTAACGATATGATCTCCTTTGGTTTAGCATTCCTTGTATTGGTTCTGATAAACTGCTTAGATAACACTTTACTGTCTTTTTTAAATAGCTGGTAAGCTTCGAGTTGTTCGGAAGGCTGCACTATGATTGCTAACACTTCTCCTTTGTCAAATAAACCGTCACTGTTAACTACTTTGAAATTTACACTTTTCATAACTCTTCAAATTTAGACCAACCATCGTTTAACCACTCTTTATTAGTTATCCATTCAGACAGGAATATCTTAACTCCATCTTCAAACACAACTAAGTTGCCCTGCATAACTAACCACTCATTTTCACTAAAATATCTATGGGTCATTTTTACCCCTTGTTGCGCTAATGCAACCATTTCAGGCAGTCTCATGCGATTCTCGTAATATGTAATTCTGAACGGTCGTTTTTGTTAATTTTAATAGTAAACCTAGCCAGCTTCTTTTTATGAAAAGCACTGCTAATACTTGTGGCTATTCTATTCCTGTCTTTTGGGTCAGCTACTTTAACCTCTCCAACTATCATCGTGGCTAACCAAGCTACCCAGCTACCACGTGTCGGTATTTCTGTTTGTAAATACATGTTATGCTTTAGTTAAGGTAAGTGTTCTAATTACTGTGTTTGGTTCTTTTTGTTCGGCTAGCTTAACGTCTGCATTAAACTTATCTAAACCGTAAACTTCGTGGTCGTATCGGTCTAAATCGTAACCTAGATAAACCCAATCAACACACTCTATAATATCGTCCCTGTTAAGCCCTAATTGCCTAGCACATGCTTTACCTACAGGACAGTCACAATTGCTGCCATAATTAGGATTCTCAAAATCTACAGTCAGTAGCTGTAGTATAATTGTTTTCTTTTTCATAGTTAATTCTCCTTTTGAATTTACCAATTATAATTCAAGTTGTTTATTTATTTCATATTCTACCATATCAGCTACCAGTTTAAGACCTACCAGTATAAGAATACCTACACTGAATACCAAAGCTAACCAGCATTCTACTGTGTACACATCAGTTAGGGCTATTACTATTGTAAACCCTATACACATGTTCATGATAACTACAAACGCTATGGCCGTAGCTATCACCTCTTTCTTGTTGTTTGTTTTCATAACAATTATAATTTTATATGTTCAATAATTTTATCTAACATCGGGTTATTTAAGTAATAGGGATTCCAACCGTTGTATCTTACACCTAAACCAAAGCTATCAATAGAAACAATCTTCCGTTTAACAGTCTCTTTTCCTGACCTAGTAATTGTACTAAACTTAATGGTATCACCTACCTTATAGTTTTTAGGGTTTAATGTTAATGTTTTCATACATTAAATAATGAATAAGTTAATACTGTTATTAGAATACCTAGCAAGAGACCTAATGCTAAGGTAATAGTAAATTGGCTGTTTGTCATAACCTAATATCCTATAGTTGAAAGATTAGACACATTACCTTTTGTTAAGGCGTATACTACTAGAGAGATTATAATAAAGCTACCCACTATAGCAACTCTATTGATTTGTTTTTCTGTTAAATACATGATGTTATTTTGTTTAAGTTTAGTTCCCTGAATAGTTACAAGCTATTTAAATCTGTAGACAGGGAAGGGATTGTTATTCGTGTTCTTTTAAGCATTCTTGATTAATTGAAACTCTCATATTTGCCTCGTCTTGAGCTAGTGATAATGCACTACTACCAAAACCCGCATCTTGCAAGTCAACAATAGCATCTATTAATTTATAGTTCAATTCAATGTTACTATATAGTTCTGCTATTTTTTGTTCTTTAGTTTTCATATTCTTTGATTTAAGGTTATTATTAGCCGATTTTAGACACTTTCTATTTGTTTTGGTATGTTACCCTACTATACTAATTTCACCACCTTGCATGTAGTATTGAAAACTACTGCCGTCATTACTTACAACGTCATACAAAGGAATGTAGTAGTTCATATACCTATTACCACCGTTATAATAACCTGCCAATTCGCAGTGACTAAAATCTGTCAATATTTCCTGCTCTCTGTACCCAAATGGATTGTTTTTACGCTCTTTACCTGTTAGTGACTTCCAAAGATTTAAAAGCCAGTCTTTGCCCTGATTGCTATGTTCATCAGATAAACTAATACCCTCACTTTCATTTAACAGTTCTTTTAATTTGTCTATTAGTTCAGTGTTAGAGCCGTTTAGTATTTTGAACAAATTATCTTGTTCTTTTTTGCTAACTAAAAATCCTGCTTCAAGATGGTTAATTAACTGTTGTTGTATTGCTGTAGTTTTCATGTTTGTAATTGTTAAATGTAAATAGTGGTTATTATTACTTTACAGTCTCTGTACGTCTCTAGGTATTCAACCATTTCATTGAAGTCTGCAAACTGTACAGTGTTGATATATCCGTTATCTTTTTTGTAGGTTGCTATATAAACTACTTCCATTTTCTAGCTATTTACAAGGTTTAAAATATCTTTCTCTGTTTGTTGAATGCTGTAAGACTGAAATACTATACCACCTCCGTATTGTTTGTTGTGGAATTTCTTACCACCTATTGCACGTGCTTTGTTAACTGCCTCCCTGTACATATCAGGTATAGATTGAAATGGTTTAGCTTTAGCAGCTATTACAACCTGCTCTTTACTATTTAACAGATTTAAGAAGTGACACACATACCTAGGATTGCCGTTTGTGTCGTTGTTAATGCGGGTAAATTCAATTTGAGTATTCATAGTTTTAAAATTAAAGGTCTGTGTTACGTTCGTATTCACTTGATTCAAATACTACTCTGCCAAAGTTTATTAGTTCAATAGCTAACCCGATACTAATTGCGTAGTGACTTGCAAATCCTTCAAGTGTAATGAAGTTGTTAACGTAGTCTAAGTACATCGATTCTGCCTTAGATAAAAATTCCAGTGTATTCATAACTGTATAATTTAAAGTGTGGATAATATTATTAAAGCTATAACACCCATAGCAACGAGTGCGTATAAAAACCATTTGTCTTGCATTTTAATACCCTCCTGTGAATGTGATTAATATTGTACCGTTTGGTTGTTCAGTAGCTTCAAATGTTACACCTGATTGTATCAAGCCTAATAACATACTGTTAAAAGACTGTTGTGTTACTGTTAATTCTCTCATAATATTTAAGTTTAAAAGTTTCTGTTTGTGTCATCTGTATTTGTTCATTACAAAACTGTAATTACTTTCTCAGGCTTTGAACTGATCAGCTAACCATATTAGTTAACTAAGCTACATTACACGAAGATGCATTTGTACAGTCGGTATGCTTTACCTTATGCTATATTATTACCCTAGCTTTGCGGAATGACCTTTACAGTTGCCTATCTGATTGCGTTAATCACTAACGACATAACAAACATACAAAGGATTATTAGGCAAACCAAACAAATAGCAATAAATATTTTCAAATAAAATGTAACTGTCTGAAAATGAGAGATAATAATTTTAAGTGAATAGCTAACCGAATAACATTGCACCTTATAAGCTAACCAACTGATAATAGTAATAACCTATGTATACAACATAACAGTTAAGGAATAGGTAACCAAATGATTACATGTTTAAACAGAATGACTACTAACTGTACTAGCTGAATAGTACACCTCAACATAATATAGAACAAACAGACTATAATCCCGAAATTAGAACGAATCTTCTATAATTACACGTGCTAAGCTAACCAGAGAATAAAAGGGGATAAGCCTAACATACGTAAGTAAGACAGCCAGCATGAATACAGATAGGTAAAGAGGACGGTTTAAAGTGGGAGCATAGACAAATGCATGGACAAAGTGACGATGTGGGGGTTTAAATAGGTAATACAATAGATTAGGATAGCTTCAAATAGTGATAAGGGAGATAAGGACAAAGGCACTATTCGTCTCTCATGCACACATTACACATCAAATTTCCCCAAATCCCACTATAAAACAGCTAAAATACCCTACTTAGTGTAAATTACTAGCTAAAACTGACCTCTTCACAGCTTTTCATAAACCGCATTTAAACTATCGTGAGTACGTATGCTACACCGCATGAATAAAAGAAACTGTTAGTAGCTTAGTGTACAGTAAGGATTTCAACAGGTTCAGAAAAGTGAACCAACAACCTAGCATTAATAAATAATACCTAATTAGATAAGATAGAGAGGTTTTATAACTGCCTGTATTACAACTAAATGAATGATACCCATTAGTAACGTAGTACTAGAGATTAGTATTCTACACCGAATTATTAGTATTTAAATACTAGAGAATAGTAAACCGCTTACTAACCCTTAGTAAATACACGTACTATTTAGTAGTATCTTTGTTACTAAATAAATTAGCAAAGCATTATGGCAAAGTTCACAACACAATCACAGACCACAGAAACAGTAGATTACGAAACAGGAGAAGTAAGGTTGATCGAAACAACCAAACAGTTTAATGTTAAGATAGAAACAGAGGAGTTCTTTATGACGTACACAAAGTTTATCAGTTCATTGTACGGACTTACTAAGCTATCCGACTTAAAGTTATTGGTAAAGTTCTGCGAAGTAGCTGAGTACAATACAGGAGTTGTACAGCTAACCACAGCATCACGTATAGAGATATGTAAAGAGTTGAATATAGGGTTGACCAACATCAGTAAGAATATAAAGAGCCTTATTAAGAAAGGTTTAATTACTGGTAGCTTTGGGAACTATACGATCAATCCGCATGTATTTTGGAAAGGAGATAGAAAGACTAGAGCGCAAGTATTAAAGACTGATGGATTAGCATTGTTAATCAAACTGCAAGGTGAGAACGAATAACATTTCCCCCTCAATACAGCACAATAAGAAAGCCAACACGCAACGATCTAAGATCAGATGTATAATGTATTATCTGGATAGCTTTAGACTTGCCATTGCCCTTATATAGCTTGATACGGGTAGCTTAGGTAATGTTTATCCGACTTGAGATTGAGATTGAAGAGGCCGCCCCTACTTGCCCCCATTGATACGGGAGTCGCTTAATATATGGGATAGTCCCCAACAGACACTTATATAAAATTTTTTTGGAATTATTTTTCCTCCTGTTGCCTTAGGGTAACTATACTTAAATCGTATATAGCAGATATTTGCCCTCGATCATTATAAAACTCTATTTCATAGTAATCTTTTGTTATCTTTATTGATTCTACATAGTAAGTCTCTCCTAACGTAGTTCTAGGTACATATTCATCTATAGTAAACTCTTGTCCTATTTTAATGTTACAGTAGGGTTGTAGTATTCTATCTGATAGATAATCACATGGGTAGTTTATGTTGTACCCAGAGTTTTGCTCTATATGATTACCTGATATGTGCTTTAACCGTTTATTGTAGTAAACGTAACTACCTATTCTCTCATCGTCAATTGTGTTAGTTACGAATACAAATTGTTCTCCGTATCTTTTTACTACACTTCCGTTATTTGTTACATAGTATTGAGAGTATGTTCCTTGTGGTAATCTTATTGGTTCCATAGTTCTAATTTAATTTTCATAATGTTGTTGATTTAATAACTTTTCCTTTTGAAGTTATAAGATTATATAATTCTTCTACTTTATCTTTTGTTGATAAGCAATGTTTAAAATACGTGTCTGTTCTATACCATTTATATTGAGGGTCTCGTATATCTATATATTTCTTATCGCCAAACCAACCGTCCTTAATTGATATACAGAACTGATCTCCTATTTGTTCAAGTTGTATTTTCATCTCAATCTAAATTTATCTTTGTAATATTGAATTGTTATCATTTCCCAATCATCCGTAAGAATATCCTGTGGGTCTTTCGTTACTATGGCCATTACATCGTATGCAGGGTTAGCTTGTCCCTCTGGGTCTTCGTTATGACTGAATATCTCATCTACATTTAAGTTGTTCTTTTCTATGTATTCAATCAGGTCGTTCTCAGTGCAGTTCCAAGTTGCTCCATCTTTTAGGAAATAGGTTACTGTCTTACCTGTTTGTTCTGCGGTTAGCTTAGGATGTAGTTCTCGGTTCATCATTTACAAGTTTAAAGTTCTTAGTTCCGAACGGAGTCAAACCATTCTCGTTTACTTTGTAATATGGGTTCCTAATCATATCGAACAGTGGATAACCGCGGCTGTCAATTTCTTTAAGTACGCCAGTGTAGGTTTCGTCTATCTGATAAGTCTTACCTATAATTAGCTTGTCTTTCATCTTAGTAAATTTGTATAGTGTGTAACTGAATCAATAATGCTATCCTTCTCTTTCTTGGTTAGCTGGTGGTTCGGATATTCGAGTGCGTCAATAAACCGACTTCTTTTTTCGTGTAACAAAATTATCTCTTGACTTGTCTTGCACTTACAAAGAGCTGTTTTTTCTTTAATTGCTGTTAAAAAGAACTGCCATACCATAATTACAACTAATCCTAGACACAGCAGAAGGACTGCTATTCCACCTGCATCAATTCTCCCTTTTTTATTTTCCATCGTTTATCATTTTACTTAAACCTTGACTGAATGCTTCGATCTGATTTGGCTCTAATTCCAACAGAACTTTTATAACCTCATTTAGATGGTGTATAGGCTCTAAAATAGTTTCAACATCCTTTCCATCCAACACTAATGCGTGATGCTTCTGTACGTCCTGTAAATCGCTTTTAATGCGACTTAGCTTCTGATGTATCGTAGGATGTTTCAGGTTGACATCACAATGTTCCATATATTCTAACTCCATTAGCACACTTAGTACATACATATGTCTAAATGACATTCCTATCTTCCTAGCACGCTCTTTAGTTAATGGTTGTCTTCGTAACTTACTCATATCCTCTTTAGTTGTTTTACTTGCTCCACAACCATTATCTCCTTACTGTCTGTAAATATTACAATATCATCTACATTTAACTCTGAAATAATTGTCTTGTAACCAAAGTGCCATTCATCTCTGGTTATATAAAGAGTCGTAACTCCTTCCATGCTTGTTGTCTTTTTCATTCTGCTAAGTACAGTATTATTTTTCAGACTTGCAAGTATTATGCAATTTATTTTTTACAATTCTTAATTCTTCTAGTTTAGCACAGTTCAAAGCTATAATCTGAGAGTACGTATATTGATAAAACTGACCTTGCGCACCAAGTTTCAACAAGTGACTTCTGTAAGTGGATATTTTACTCTGGATAGCATTTATCCTGTCCGTTACAATTTGAACGGGTGTCCTTACCTTCTTACAGGTTTTACCTTGTTCCAACTCTTCTATAAATTGCAGAACAACTTCAAATGACTTGGATGCGCTGTATTGTCTTCGATGTATAATCTCTTCGTAAAGAAACTGCTTAATCTCTTCAATCTTAGTAGTATCCTTCTCCATCTATAATTACTTTAACTTTTGTATAACCTAAGTGGGTTAGCACTTCTTTTAGAATAGCTCCTGCATCAGTATTTCTACCTTCTAACTCTTCACCGTCCACTTTAATAACTGTACCATAATTATCACAACAGCCATCTCCACAAGTATAATGGTAGTCGTTTAGCTCTATTACTATTTCTTGATCTTTCATTTCCAATTATTTTTAATTCCACAAACCTTACATTGGTCACTTAACAATATATCCCACTCTACATTATCCGTAGCTTTGTTGAATAGTTTGCAGTACCATTCACCATTATTAGCACGATTAAACAGTGGACAAGGTTTAACTAGATAGTAGTTGCCTTTCCAACCTATACCTGTGTAACAATACATACCATTAGGTATTTTCTTCTTTAGCTTTCTTGGTACTCTCATTCTTCTTATACTTTTTAAACTCAATTTTAGCCCGTTTAACGATACTTTGTACTTCATTGAACAAATAGTCCAGCAGATAACAGTAAGCCTCCTCAGACGAATCAGTTAGCTTCATACCTTTATTCTTTAGTATCCTATGGACGATATGTAGACACTCGTGGATTAAAACTCTATCTGATGAAAAATTAAACTGCACAAAAAGGTTATAAGACTGATGATGTTTCTCTTCAACCCACACAAACGTACCTTGCACAGTGTGAGAAGTAATACGGTAATTATCTGGTAACTTGTAAAAATCACAGAAATGATCGCAAAGTTCTTTGATGTCTTCTCCTACGTGTACTGCTATACAGTCTCCTCCCCACGTATCGATTACAATATTCTCAGTGTGGTGAAACTGGTTTATAAGTTGTGGCTTACTCTTTTTCATCTTGGTGATTTTCTACGTTCTGGCGCTGGTTCACAATCCTTATCTTTAAATTCTTCCCTTAAACTTACAATGTACTCTCTACTATACAGTTCGCTGTGTGGGATAAAATAACGATACAAACCATTTTCTTTATTATCATCGCCATCTTCCCAAACGGTTCTGTAACAACTTACCCCTTCTTCTACAGTTGATGTAAACATGGACTTACCTATAACCCCACTTCCTTTTGTTGCTAACTGTGCTAACCAAGGATTTTCTATCCTCGTCCTATCGATGTCATCCCACATCTGCTGCTCTTGCAGTATAATAAACAGGTTAGGAATTTTAGACCCATCATACTTATTACCTTTTTTGTTCTTATATCCATACCTATACATTTTGACTCCATCTTTTAAGCCATAACGTTTCTTAGCTCTTAGTTGAACTCTTCTATCTCTACTACTCTTTTTCATTTCTTGTCATCTTAGTGCTAGCTGGTGAACAGCCGAGCCAATAACTATTTTTAATACACTGTCTCTCGTAAGACTTTAGCTTGTGTTTGTTAATAACCCTGTTGATGATCTTCTCTTGCTCTGAATCACACAACTCGTAGTCAAGAAAGAAGTCTTCCTTTTTATCTATCTCATGGAAGTTTACTCCAATAAATTTATAGGCTTCAATATAGCATTCCAACAGTATCTTTGTAAGTTTCTCGCTGTTATACATCACTACCTCCGTCCCAACTCACCTCAATTAGGTCGCAGTCTGAGTTATCGTTATTATGTAAAACCTCTACGTCCAGCTTACCTACTGTAACTAAATAACTGACTACTTCTTCTGTACGGGATTTGTGTACAGAGTGCCTGTGGTACTTGTGACCGTACTTTGCCTGTTCTTCACATACATCAAGTATGTTCTTTGTGATTGCATCTACTCCGCTATACGCCTGAGTAAGTTCTGCTAAGTAACTTCTAATTGTTTTCATCTTTCAGTCTTTTGGGGTTAAACTTTACTTTCATAATTCATGATGTACTCTTTTGCTTGTTCTTTAGAGGCCTTTACTTGTCCCCACCAAATTAGAAAGTTGCCGTTATATACGTCTATAATTTCACACTCTTTTCTCTTTCGTTCCAAATCGTCATAGATGGTGTTTAGCTCATCACTTAATTTAAGTGCTTCTGGGCTACCTGTATAATCTCCACCCTTAATACCACCGAATTTTAATATCAAAGTGGACTTTTCTTTTTTAGCCTCTTCAATTAACGTGACTGATTTTATTGTCTGTTCAGATGTGCTTGGGTCTTTGTAGAACCTATTCACCGCATCAATTATACTTTTAGCTGGTATATTTTCAATATTGCCTTTTAGGGTTACTATTTTAAATTTGCTCATCTCTTGTTGTTTTTAGTGCTTGTTCTGATAATTCGGTTGCTATTAAAAAACGATTACCTGTTGATCTACTATTATCTGACTTCATGTTGTTTATCCTATTAAAAGCCTCCTCATACCTTTGGCACTTAGCTTCCAGTTGTGCTATGCGTTCCTGCGATTTAGCAAGGTCGGTTTCGAGTTGGGAGATGCTGGATTGAGCGTAGTTCTCCATAGCTTTTAATACAGAGTGATTTGATGCGTCTACATAACCATTACCATTACTGTCTGCATAGTAAGTATCGCATTCAGCCATGAATGATTTAAGTATTTCCTCAGCACTCTGTGCCTTTTCGTTTGTGTTGCTCTTCATAAGTCTAAGGTATATACTTATTTTTTAACTTCCAAATAATTACTGATATTTATTTTCAAAAGTCTTTATAGCTGTGACTATTGCACCTAGAATTGTAAGCCCTGTTCCATAACAACCGTCCCCCTCTTTGTAATCTACGTAGGCTTCATATTGAAAGCTAGCCCCCATAAGTACCTCTACTTTATGCTTTGAAGTAAATTCTATTAACTTCTCTAGGTCGAAGCTATCTCTGACCCATTCATTTTCCTGTTCGTGATAATTATGTTCCATGTCGTTTTGTTACAGTAAGGTTTAAATTTAATCTTTACATCCTTTTTAAGGAATTGTTGTGGTATATCCTTCATAGTAAAATATTACAGGTTTAGGTTTGCATTCAATTAGTCCATATCTCTCAGCTAGTCTGAAAGTTGGCCTGTCTCTTCTTAATATTTCAATCTGGTTCTCTATAGATTTTCTAAAAACTTCTAACGGATTCCCTGATTTGTAGTTGTTACACGATCTACAGCTAGGCATGTAGTTGTCTTCACAGTGTATTTCGTCTACAGGAATTGCTCTGCTATGGCTACCACCTCTCCATTGAGGTATAACGTGGTCAACCTGCATATCTTTAAACTGTATATCTGTACCACAGTAAGCGCACTTTCCTCCGTATTTGTTGTATACTTTTAATCTGTTAGGCTTCATATAAGTGTTCGTGTCGGGTTAGGTATAGGGGGGACTTACTGCCAATTTTTAACATCTGTCGTGTAGTGGTCTTGTACGTTCTTGGTTTAGCTTGTAGATAGCTTGTATTGTCAATTAGCTCATCTAGTATGTCAACTGCTTCGTCATAAGTAAAGTACCCCGAACCGATATAACCCCCCATGAGGAGTCCTGCGCTTCGATTTGGAATATGCCCATTATCAGTTATATTTGCGTACATACAGGTTAGCTGTTTTATTATTTCTTCCCTGTCTTGTTCTGTTACATCGTCAATTGGTATAATCTCTCCACCTTCCCACTGCTTAAACTCGTCTAGCTTATAACCTGTCTGTGTCCATTCAGTTGCGTCTTCCCGAACCTTTATGTCATAGTCGTAGGTGAGGTAGAAAGCCAATGCGCTATTTTGAGTAGTATGGTCGAACCCGACAATATACTGCATCTCAGAAGCTATCCCATAAAAATACAGTTTAAACTCTTCCACACTGATAACCTCTGGAATCCTCACAAAACATTTAACACCCTTACGGGAACTAGATAACATACTAGCTACAACACAGGAATAATTTTCAAACAGCCAATCTCTTAATTCAACCGCTAACTCTTGTTCCAGATTATCAAAATCTAAAACCATAACAGCTGTCCAGTGATCTATGTCTTCGTAGGTTCTGTTGTTTCCTTTGCTGTATATACAAGGTGTAAAATACCACAGTTTAGATTTAAGTTCGTCTTTCAACTTCTTATCTCCGTCTGAACTGGCTTTAGCAATCTCCTTGAACCTTTCTAAGACTTCCTGTTTAGGGTTACGTATGCTGGCTAATAACTGCCCTAGTGTACAAACTCCGATGGGCTTGGTTTTGCGTATATCGTTTTCGTAATATTGAATCTGGGTATCTAGGTAATTCATTTCAACTGACCATTTAACATATCGCAAATTAATATCGCTAACTTATCTCCTTCTGCTTTACGTTCAACAGGTATAGCTATAATCTGAGAATGCTCTTCGTATTCACCTTTGTGATTGTTAAAAATCTCGTATATTCCTAAGACTACATTCGAGCTATGCTTGCGTTCTTGTATTTCGTATCGTGTGTATTTCATGTTGGTTATTATTTTATCCATTTTCAATTGTTTTGGATGTTGTGTTTATCAAATGTAACTTGTCTATGTCGCATTTACAAATTTATTTTTAATTTCTTCAATCATTTTTTCTGCTGTCTCAAAAGTAAAGCATTCTGTCTGTCCTTTGAAATAAACTTGTGGCAGGTATGTATTGCCTTTATATTTTCTTTTCAAGCTCAGTTCTAAATCCCAAATTTCAGCAGGATCACCTATAGTTTCAAATAATGAAGAAAATTCATAGGGCATCGCACTTCTGTCTCTAAATCTTTTATTCACTCCTGTAGATGTAATACCCACTTTAACAAAGAACTCATCCTCGCTGTAACAGCATATGATGTATAAACTTGCCTCCCTTTCTTTACAAACCCTTATGTAATCATTTCTCCCGTAGCCGCTTACCTTATTAGAGTCTGCACATTTAGGGCATCCACAACCCATTAAGTGTACATCCACCAACTGTTCAAAATCCCCATGCTCAGGGCAAGTGACTGTACCTAGTACCCTATTACCTTTGTACACAAAATTGTCGTAAGTGTATTTGAAGTTGTGTTTTTCATTAAACTTGGCAATCATGTACGCAGTTTTATCTACGGCAGTTCGTAAGGAACCATAAGAGGTTCGTGTAAGGTTATAGGGTTTAGTTTTGCAAATACCATACTTATCCTTAATCATAATGTCATCCTTATTACCCACATACGGAGACAAAATTTCAAAAGGTAACGGATAACCGTGAGTTTTAATTAGGCTATCCATGAACTCCTCTTCTGTATACCTTGACAAACCAATGTGCGAACACTTGGGGCATCCTTGCTTTCTTCTCAAATGGCAATATCCGAACTTAACAAACTCTCCGTGTTCAGGACAGACGATTGTAACTTTTTCTTGAAGGTTCTTAGCACCGTAATTAGGATAGGTGTATTTGTAGTTATGAGTTTCGTTGAACCCATTTAAAATTTCTTCTGAGCGTGTCATAAAATAATAAACCCACTACTCCCGCCAGTGTATCTCAACTCACTTTTAGGTGCAATGGGTGTTAAATTTCTTACTGTTACTTAAATTGAGATACTGTAACAGCACAAAGATACTAAAATTTTTAGTAATTTCCTAATGGCATCCGTACCAAGTCTTATTAACTATCCATTCGTAACCTAGCGGAACATTCAATCCAACTAGCTCTCCTGTCTTTTTAATGCTGTCTTCAATAGCTTGGGATACGACATTAGGAAGTGTGATATACCAACTCTTTCCTTCGGATAAAGCAGACAACTGGTAATCTAACGAAACACTACTGATAAATTCTTTTCCTTCGCCCTCAGTTTCAAATGGTATAAATTGTGTAAGTGCTTGTCTAACAGCTAGTTGGCTTTCGTCATGATAAGAAATCATCTCTGCTACATCAGGTACTCCTTTAAAACAATCAATACAGTAACCTTGTTTCTCCAACTGTTCTAGTAAAAATACTGTGGTGTACTTTGTACAGATAACACCGCCACTTTGAAATAAAGCATTTAATATGCTATGCTGACTTCTGATGTTGATCTTCCTACCATCTACGCCCCGAATATATTTTTTACCTGTTTGTAACCATTCCTGTTCTTTCTGTTGCTTCAGTTCATTTAGCGCTGGTACAGCTTCCCAAAACTCTGTAACTAATTGTTCTGCTCGCTCCATTGTACAACTAAGCATCTTTGAAACTTTCTTAGCAGACGCACCGTAAAGAATAGCATAAGTAAAAGACTTGGCATCTGTTCTTGATATACCTAGCTTCTGCCCATTAATGGTGTGCAAATCGTCAGGCTTGTCAGCTATCAGTTGTTTAGCTAAGAGTTGACCGTCTGTGCCGTTAAAAACATACGACCCTTGAACCCTATTTTCTAATGAAGAAAAATCAAATCCTAACTGTACGTATCCTTCTCCACATCCGAAAAGGCTTCGCATCTCTTTACCATAAGTTGATGAAGCTCTTGGTATGTTTGCAACCCCTATGTGTCTATATCTGTTCGTGGCTGCACCGATCTCTATTGCAGGTGTTGGTATTCTTCCGTCCTCTTCCCTATACATCGACAAGAATCCTGTGTTTGGTATATCCTCGTCAAAATCCATTTCCTCTATATCTCCACCAGCAATACTGCTTTTTCTGTGACGGTAGGTTAGGTAGTCAGCAAAGTCTCTAGCAAATGCCACCTTATCGCCTAGTTCTAGTAAGTGGGGGCAAAGTTCTTTCTCAACCCCAACCCTTACAGCAGGAGAGGTCGGTACTCTAACAGGTTTATTTTCGTTAAGCCGTCTTCTTAGTTTGTTGTACGTGTCTTTATCACCAACAATTGCCAGTCTAGCTTTTTTATACTTACCTGCCATAGTTTCAGAATACCACCGATCTAAGGCTTTAACTCTTTTCTCTATAGACAAGTTTTGCTTCTTAGAATCTTTTGTTAAATCCCGCTCTTTCCATTCTGTCGGTTCCCATCCCAAGTCAATAAGATGCATCTTCACCGCATCCATATCATCTATAGTAGCTTTGGCTGTAGTCTTCAGTGGTTCAGTTAGTGGGAGTGTATACCAATTACCTTCGTAGAACAGTTGGTTGTCTTCTACCTTAGCACCTAGTCTCTGAACAAATCTTACCATGTGAACAGTTGGTGTTCCGTCTGCCTTAAACTGATTCTTAGGTGGGGTGTAGTCGTCTAGCTTTCCTTTACTTAAAGGTATTTCGGGTAGCAGTGGGTTAACCTTATCAGTCAGTTCCTGCATCTTAACAGTTAAATCTTCAAGGCATTTTAAAGCTGATTCTTTGTCAAACCAAAAACCGAACGTCTCTCTTCTTACTGATAGGTCTGCCAGTTTATGTTCTAATTTGATAGCTTGCTTCCATCCATCCCAACCACTAAGTTCTTTAACCAACTCTTCGTAGGTGTCACCCGTAACTAGGGTATCTTGAATGCAGTACTCAGTCATCAAAGGGGTGTACTGTAAAAATTCTGATGCTTTAGGTGAGCCTTTCTCAATAACTCCAGTTTCTATACATTGTTGTCTAAAATCAGTTTTATAGTTTCCTAAGCGTACGCCCCAAGCATGTAAAGAGTGTCCTCCAAATCTATCTGGGTTTGCTATACGAGATAATATGAGGGTGTCAACAAACTGAACCTCTCTCCCAAAACAGGTGTCACTTTCATTTAAATAGCCGATTGAGTATTCAAGAACTCCAAACAACCATAAAACTATTAAGTCAAACTTATGCCCGTTGTGAAGTATTATGAAGTCGTAGTCTTTGAGAGCATCTTGCATCCACTGCTTAGTGATCTGATTACCAACAGCTACATTAGATTCTTTAGTTTCTAAGTCTGTGACAACAACACACCATAGTTTCGCATCCTTTCGTAGTTTGTATGGTAGAGTTCTGTAATCTAACATTTGAGATAGTAGCGCACTCGACTCTAAATCGACTAAACATCTTTTTTTCATCCTGCTAATCTACAATCTTAAATTTACAATGTCAAGAGTTATCTGCAATTTATTTTTAAGATAACCTAATTATTACCGTTTAACTTGTCTCAATTTAACAGTTACAACTTTACCAGATGCCAACCCAACTCTTTACCCTTATCAAGCATATCAAATAGCACTTGTGGTAAGTTGTTATCTTCTTTAAAAACTGTTGCTAATTTATTGTCGTGCAGTTCATACACATCTTCTTCAGTCAATGTGTGATCTATAAATCTCCTAAGTAGAGGATAAAGTGTGCCATACAGGTAGATTGGATTGTCCCAATACGACATGTCTTCAAATGGAGTTTCTAACCCCACCATTGTATACTTGCCGTCTAAAAACAAAGCTGATAATTTCCATACAGGTGTAGTGCTATCTTGTATTGTAACTGATATAAATACGTCACTCATAATTCAATATTTAATTCACGCTCAATAAAATCAATATCCTGCTTAACAAACTTTCTAGCTTTTAAATCGAACGTCCATATTTCTCCTACCTCACCAGAAGGTCTGCCCGTAAAGTACTCTTTGACGTTGTACCGCTTAAAAGTTTCTACACCAAATTTTAAAAACAACCCAACATCACCGTAATCTCTTTGGTTAGTTACTCTGTTGCTTTTGATAACCCTACGTTTAATCCTAAACCTCGTATTAAAGTCCATCAGTCTACCTCCCACCAGTTAAGTTCCCGACCTTCTAAACAAGCCATCAGCGTTTTCTCTATATCGCACGCATAGGTCACCGTCTCTCCTCCAATCACCATTACTGTGTTAACTCCAAGCACTCTAAAGAACTCGTTGTGAGTAATAGGTGGGAAATCTTCAATCACAGTGTATATCTCCGAATTTGTAAATCCCTGTTCGTACTTAGTGGGAAAGTTGAATATGTAGTTTCTTACTTCTTGCCTAGTCATACTATTAATATTTTTCCATTACAAGAATGTATTTACTACCTTCACCACCCCCAGAAGTAACTGTTTTAACAATAAATCCTTTTGCGTGGTATCTTTTAATATCTGACGTTAAGGATGAAGATATACCGTACCAATCAGTAAACACTTCCTTTGGTTTAGCGGGTGTAGTAATAATGCTACTTGACACTACCGATGCTGATACACATGTAAAAGCTAGTATTGCAATTAATATTGAATTTTTCATATCTTCTCTAGTTTAAGTTTTAAATACTTTCCGTCTGTACGTATCAAGCTAACCTTGTGATAAGGTATTCCAAATCCTACTGTTAAGATTAAATCTAAATGCTCTTTGTCAAGTACCAGTTCTAAGTTCTGTTCAGAGTCTATCTTTTGATAATCTTCGTTAACCTGTTGGGAGAATGCGGTTAGCTTGTCCTCTAGCGTTAGTTCTGCTGTTTCTTCCATTATAAATACCCTCTTTTAATGATTGCTAATAACTCTTCTTCACCTAACCAGTTTTCATCTCCGCTAGCTGATACTCTAAGCTCCATACCGCTCTCTAAATTCCATACGTCCTCGCTCGCAATGAAGTTTGATGAGAAATAATCGTTTTTGTTGAGTATATATTGTAGGTATGTTGGGCTGTCCTCTACCTTTTCAAATCCTAAATTGATTAGCTCTTCTACTGTAAATATTTGTCTCATATGTTAAAATTTCTTACCGTTTTCTTTTTCCCTGTTCTCTAGCTTATGATCTGCTCTTTGTTGGTTGTATAACAGTTTGTCAACCATAGCACCACCTAAATCCATATCAAGTTGTCCTGCTAAATCAAAAACTCTGATAAGCACATCAGCTAGTTCAACCTCAAACATCTTTCTTTCTGGTAGATGATCGTCTTGTAGCCCTTTTCTTAAACCTTCTAAAGCCTCAGATACTTCACTATGTACTAAACATAACTTCACAGCTAAACACTCAATACTTGGTTCTTCATTACCCTTCCACCAACCAGCATCAGTAGATAAACCATTGCAAAGTGTTGAAAGAGAGTTTACATTTGAAGCTATTTTCATTTTATAGCTTACTAACTCTTTTTGTGATCTAGTCAAGTTCTCTAATTCCATATTTTTGATTTTTAATATAACGCTAAGATATGTGCTATTTGTCAGACTTGCAAATTTATTTTAAAATAGTTATCTTTGACCTAAATATAAATAGTGTTATGGGTAAAGTGAAAAGGAAAGGTCGTACTGCGAGTTTTACAATCGAGGAAATGCTGGACAGTGTGAGGTGGAGGATTGCTGTTGATTATTTTCATACAGATAAGTCTTTTATGCGAGCTATGCTAATAGAACTGTTATGGGAATGTACTAATGTTACGAAATCTACGCTTATAAAGAGGTACGCACAACATTCATCGCTTTCGGCCTTCGAAATGATACCCTTCCTACGTGCAACAGATGAGTTTGATACGTACAATTTATGGTTTGGGTTATCAGAGGTAGAGCGAGACTTATATTTAGGCGACATTAAAGGAACACTTAGCCCAGAAGAAAGAGAACAGCTACTTACACGAGTTAAGGAAAAATTCATGCAATCCTCACCTAATACAAACTAACATTCTCAGGCTTAATAAACTTGTATATCTCTTTTGTAAACCAACCCGTAAGGTAGGCTTGTGGCTCGTCGTTGTGTGCATCTAAGGTTATACCCCTACCTACAAACAGGGAATTGACTAAGTGTACTACTTCATGAGCAATAATACTATGTGTTGTCTTAGGCTTTACCACTATTGTAAAACGCTGTATGTCTTTCGGAGTGTAGTCTGTAAATACGAAAGCTGAATAATATTTGACATCCTTTAGGTGCGTAGCTCCTCCTAAATGAACATCAGAAAAATCATCAGCCACTATAATTCTGAAATATCCAAAGTAAATTGGAATGTCTATTGTTTTCGTTCTTACCATAATCCGCTTAACTTCATTAGCTCTAGTTTATAGCCATCTTTTATAGGTGGTGAAGGATTAGCTTCACATAAAGTTATTAGTTCCTTCATGCGCTTTATTTTGGCTTTTAAGGACAAAGTGTCCCCGCAGTTTCTCAGTAACCTTAACTGGCATCTTCTCTCTTTGATAGCATGAGGCGTTCTTCCTAAATGTTTGGACATCTCGGCATCTGTAAGTTCTTTATAATTATCTGCTAACCAACGCTCCTGCTTGTTACTCCACTCTCTAACCTTACCTATTGAACCTACTTTACGTGCCTTTTTATGTCTAGCTTTAAGTGTGTTAATATCCGTTCCTTCTTTTACGTAGACTTCAGTGTTATCGTCTAGCTGTACTCTTACACACTTGTCTAAATTTATCTGTCTGTTGGGTAGCTTCTCTTGTTCAGGTTTAACTGGTACAGCCTTTGCTAATTTACGGTCTGCTTTCTGTTTAGCCTTTAAAACTAACTGTCTTTGCTTCTCTTTAGCTTTCTCAGCTAACCGTAACGTTCTCCTAGCTTTAGTCTCCTGTTTTAATCGTTCACATCGTCTTATCTGGGATGGCGTCATCATAAGTTTATATGGAAGATAAGTAGACATAGGATTTATGGTATTTCTCCATCCTGTCAAAGTCTTTTTTAGTCAGCCCTTTTAGTCTTGTAATATCACTGTTATCTTTTAAGTCTGCTAGCTTTACTTTTGTGGCATCAGGGCTAAATGAAATCCATTTAATATACTCGTCGTAGTTTTCACCTGAATTGTGTGTCAGCCTACTAACTGCTGTTATAACCCTGTCTGTGAATCCTAAACCTTTCAAGTCCTCTAAAGTCATGTTAGTGTCTTCAACAACATCGTGAAGAACTGCTATCTGCATTAACTCGTCATCTCCTGCTACAGCGTTCATTACTCTTAAACAATGTAGGATGTAAGGTTGTCCTGCCTTATCAGTTTTAGTTTCAAAAACCTGTGCGGTTAAACTAATTGCTATTGCTAATTGATTTTTCATATATTAAAGTGGAGTTGTTAAAAATTGTTTTCCTTTTCTTCCAGCCTTCTAATTCTGTCTATTTCAGCCGCAATTAAAGCTCCAGCTACAGTCAATAATCCTATCTCATCTTTGGTAGCACATTTATCACCAAAAATAGGATGCCAGTCCTTAGGGTAATTGGAAACTACATCATCATTACACGTTAAGGCATATATTGCAGCCTGTTTCAACTCTCCGTTTACGTACTCGTCATCGTTAGAATCATTGTATTTGTGCTTAGACATTTGTTCACGCCTCTCTGTTGATATTAATTGAGCGCCTGACTTCATAAGATTATACGAAAGCTTGAAGGGTTCCGTGACTCTTTCACATTCCGATTCGTGAACCATCTCATTATTAAATATTACCATTTCACCCACTCTTGCTTTACACATATAAGTGATTGTTCTGTGCTTGAAAAAGTCAAGCTCTCTAATTCTTAGGTCTTCCATAATTTTGTTTTTTAATATAAGTCAAAGTAAGTGTTTTATTTTTATATGTGCAAGTATTATTTTCTTTTTCTTACTTTATAGTCGGGATGACTCTTCTCAAACCTGCACCCCCAATCACATAAATTGTATTGATTTTCTACTTCATTGGGCAACTTGGGTTCAAGACCTAACCTTATGTGTATTTTATTTTTACTCCTAAAGTTTTGGTTGAAGCGTTTCTTACCTTCATGCCCACCATCTTTTATTACTGCACTCTTTTTATAACTTCTTGACATAACCTATATATGATCGTTAGTTGCTGATTAGACAGTTCCCGCCTTATACCCCTGAATGTAGAGATACTTGATCCCAACCTTCCTGAGTTAACCCTTATTAATAATCTAGCATTATAGCTGATCTAAGTTCTAAAGGTTACAATCTATAAGAAAACTACCCATCACCCCTCCCAAATAGCTCGTAAATCTCAATCAAAGCTAAATCTTATTCTCAATGGCGGTCTAAGTGTTTGAACATTTCTGTCATTCAGGTCGTTAGTTGCTGGCGTAAGCATTGCTAACTCTTTATTTCTTAGCCTATTTTCTTAACGGTTGTTTTTGTTTAAGGGCTTCTTATATCCCAAGCTGTTCAACGACTACATACAACAGCTTAAATAAAATATTTAAAACAGAAAAGGCTTCAAAGTACATCAGGAATCAGGAGTTCCTATTTGACGACTTATCGGCCTTTCTAATATCTTTTAAGCTGCGGTATGTTACACTCCTGATATAACAACTACTTATACATGCAAAGGTACTACTTTACTTTTACAATTGCAAATATATACAGAAATAGTATACCTATTTTAACAGGGTGACACAAGTACAGTTATAACTTAACATCCTATACGAAAAAGTAAAGCTATCCCTTTATAAAAATAAATTTGGTAATGTCATATAGTAGTCGTATATTTGAATTGTTAAGTTAAACATTAAAGAAGATGAGTAAGTACAAAGACGAACAAGAAATTGTCACAACAGATGGTTTTTGGTATGACATTTCAGATGGTGGTTACATTAAACCAGAAGAAGTTCTAACAGATCAGGTTAGAGCGAAAGAATTAAAACATGCAATAAATCTTTTAAGAGATTGGCAGTCTGAACTTATAAATGATGAAAAACTAATTCTACTGTAAATGACCGGAAATAAAGCACGAGAATTAAGAGGGTTAGCTGGTGTACTACTAGCTGAGAGTAACAGCGACATACCAAAACGGACATTGTATAAAAGATTAAAGAAACAATATAAATTAGAATTAAAAACATGCAAGAACTAGTAGAAGGACACAGGTACGTTGCTTCAAACTTTGAAGAGTCAAGGAACGGACAGACAATCCAGTTTATTCAAAAAGAACCAAAAGAAGAGGGTTCGGTTGAGTTGATGACTGTAAGTGATGGTACAACTAATGAGGAGGTTTTAGAAGTCCTTATTGCAAGGATGAACTATTTGCAATCTAAGTTTCCGTGTAGAGAGAACGCATTGGTAATAACCAAATTGGAAGAGTCTCTTATGTGGTTAAATAAAAGAACTGCTGATAGAGTGAAACGTAATGTTGAAGGAAAACAAATTAAATAGTAAACTTAAACAAAAGTAAAAATGGCAAACGAGAAAATTTATGCAAACGGCTTATTCGTAGACGTTAAAAACACTACCTTCGGAGAGATCACAAAGCTATCCTTCAAAACAGCAGACTTCGCACAGTTCCTGCAAGATCACACCAACGAAAAAGGGTATTGTAACGTTGATATTTTAAACGCTAAAGAAGGGGGTAAGAAATATGCGGTGCTTAACGATTTCAAACCAACAGGACAAACTAACGGAGATTCGTCAGATTTACCGTTTTAAGTTATGTGCGTAGTATCAATGATTGGCGACCACTATTCAGACAAGTGGAAAGATTTGGGACAGTTTAAAAACCCCCTTGTAAACCCTATACAGGTAAGCAGACAAGAGTTCGATAAATTAAAGGCTGAGGTTGAAGAGATGAAAAAACTACTTATCAAAGCTAAACTTTACGACGAACAGAACAATGAACCTGAATGCGAGGTAGAAGATAAGGTAGCTCTACTTAAAAAAGTAGCTGAGCTAGTTGGAGTGTCTTTAGAGGATGTATTTGGTAAACAGTAAACTATGAAACATCGCAAGGCAACTGAGCAACACACCCTAGAAGAATTGCTAATTGAAATGGGTCAGAAGTACATAGAAGACTTTTACGAAGAGAAGTACAACCCAGAAGATGAGTTCCACATAGATGTTCTACAAGCATTTGTAAATGGCGGTTTTCAAGTAGCAAAGTATCCTGCAATGTTTGGATTTTCAAAAGCAATAGTAAACTAATTGAGGAGATGTGAAGTCGTTAGGAAATCTACGAACAGGTCGGTTTAAGCCCTCATGTATCACTCCTCTTATTTAAAGATTGTATGGAAACAGAACCAAGAGTAAAAGCTACTCACAAGACAAAGAAGAAAACTTTCGGGGGGTTCTATGCTAATTACGCTAGGTGGGATGTTAGGGGGAAGAGTAGCAAAGAACTTAAACTGTATATCGAAGACTTGCGAAATTGTATTACACACCAGCTAGTCAGAATTAAAAAGATTAAATACGTACTAGAACTTTACAAAGCCAAGGATGTCACAGACAAACTGATAAAAACTAAAGAGAAAGTACAAAAACAGATTCATGCGAAAGAACTAATGCGTGATAAAGTTTACAGGAGGGAAGATCGCATAGAGAAACTGGATTCAGAAGTAGAGCAACTGGAACTGGAATCAAAAGCAAAAGACAGGGAGATAGCTAAACTTAATCGTGAATTGGACAAGTCACATGATATACTACAGGAAGTTAGGAGTCAGAAGAAGAGAGGATACACCAGAACTGTAAAAGAGAAATTGAGTAGAGAGGCACAGAGGTTACAGAAAATAGCAGATGGTGGGGTGGACGAGAAGACTCTTAACAACCTAGAGTATTTAACAAGGACACACAAGTTTCTTAAAAAGAAAGGACTTACCTTTGACCAGTTTACAACAGTTATGCAAGCGGAAGTTCTGGGTAGCATTAAAAAAAGTGATTTACTGACTACATCGTACAGCATACTTACTCAACTAACCGAAAAAGGATACTTACAGTCTAACAATGCTGTAGGAGCTAAGAAGTACTGGTTTGTAAGCATGGAAGGTAAACAATTAATTAAAGATCACAAGAACGCATTATCATTTGGAAAATCAATATTAACACAATGACCAAGACAGAAATAAAGAAAGCTCTTTATAAAGAAAAACCAACAGCTAAACGTGGAATAGTATCTTCTGTTGTTTACAATACCAATGTGTACAGAACGACACTAGCAGATGGAACAGACGTAAAATTCTCTATACCAGATTCAGAATGGAACTCTGACACTTTTCAGGACGAAATGCCCGCACAACTTTTAATTAGATGGTTAGATGCAGTTTAAAGCAGAATTAGATAAAGACGATTATAATTTTTCAGGATGCTACATAATGACGTGCGATCTTGAACAGAAGGAATCTAAGCAGATAGAAACTGTAGATGGTCAGCTAACCTTATACACCCCACAAAAGTACAACAATAACCACAGAACTGCTCACCCTAACGTGGGAACAGTAGTACAGGTAATAGGTAACTGTGATTTTAATGTAGGAGATCAGTTACTGTGTAAGCACTTTGCATTTGAAAAAGAGAACAAGACTTCTAATCATTTCTTTGAACAGGACGGTATTAAGTACTACAAGGTATACAACGCAGAGATAATGTTTAAGGTAGATGGAGAAGAACTTATACCACGAGAAGGGATAGTGCTATCCGAACCTATATATGATAAGCTAACCAGTACATTCTTAGACTTAGCTGGCAACTTAGAAGATTACCGCAGAGATGTAGCAAAGGTATTGAAAGTATGGATAGGTTGTACAGACTACAAACCGGGGGATTACATTTTCCTAGAAAAAGGAGGTGATTACCACTTTAACTTCAACGGCACAGACTACGTTAAATCAGACGACTACTTTGATGATATAGCAGCCGTAGTAGACAGTAAAGATTGGAGAGCAGAAGAACTGTTAATCCACCAGCGTGACCACTCTACTGTAACTGATAAAACAACATAAAACTATAAAATGGAACAACGAGTAAATTTCAGACCTATTAAGAATAGGATACTAGCTAAACAGATATTTGAAGAAGTAAAACCTGTAGAATCAGCATCAGGGCTTATCCTAGGGATAGGTGATGAAGATCACGAACTGGTAAAAAACCTAGTAGCTAAAACAGACAAGCTAACCCCCACAAACCGACTAGACATACTAAGAGTAGGAAAAGACTGTGAAGAAGTAGTAGAAGGAGATACTGTAATATTTGACAACAGGGGAACTCGTATCGAACACAACGGAGAGAAGTACATACTGATTGAAGAGAAGAACGTTTTAGGGATTATAGAAGCGTAGTGATAGCCTAGTAAAATACTACCCCCTTTATTGATTATATTTGCACACAGTTTAAACCACTAGTGTGCATTTTTATTTATATGGGGGCATCAAAACAAGATAAGAAATATAACATACTTTATAAAACGACAAATTTAATCAACGGAAAAATTTACGTAGGAGTACATGCTTCAAACAAATTACACGACAAGTATATTGGAGATGGAGTAACCTCAGACGCAGATGCTATAAGAGAAAAAGTTAGAATTATAGAAAGAAAAGGTAAAACCTGTTTTATAAATGCTGTCCTTAAATACGGTTATAAAAATTTTAAAAGAGAAAACCTACAATTATTTGATACCGAAGATGAAGCCTACTTAGCGGAGGAAAATATGGTAGATCAAGCGTGGGTAGACGCAGATTTTAACTATAACTTATGTTTAGGTGGAAGGAGAGGGCCAGCTAATTGGGGTAAAGACAACCATAAATTTCGAGGTTTGATATATGCAATAGATATGAATACAGATCAAATCTTGGGGGAGTTTGAAAGTGCTTGCGAAGTTAGGCGTATGTTAGGCGCTAACCAAGCCAGAGTAAGCGGAACTCTAAGGGGAGAAGCCAGAGGGTGGAAACACTTATTTTTCAGCAGAGAACCACACAACTGGAAAAAAGAGCGGGAGGATATTCTATTAAAGCAGAAAGCAAAAACTTTTAATAATCATCCAGATTGTGTAGAGATAGCATGTTACGATTTAACAGGTGAGCTGTATAAAACTTTCCCATCTAAAATAGAAGCATGTAGATATTTTGGTAAGGGTAAACATGGAGTGTGCTATTTAGATGATGTTATAGACAAATTTAGGAAAGACAAAGAGCCACTCAAGGCTTGGGGGTATGTTTGGAAAAGAATATAAAAATTATGAACGAAGAGAAATTTGAATTGAGATTAGACCTAGTGTCTGAAAGTGAAGAGATAAACCTTTACTTGTATGAATTGCATAACTACCTCGTAAATTTCGAAACTAGTAGTATCAAACAACTATTGATTTCGCTTGACGAGCTGTCTGTAAAACTAACTGACGATATTAATCATGTTACCAACGGAGAGTTAGAAAAGTTGACTATATTATCAAACGATGCTCAAGATAAAACCTTCGACCGTGTAATGAAGCTGGTGGAGAAGATAGATTCATTTAAAAAAGTATCGGATATGGCCGAGGCACTCAGGCCTGATATTGCAAAAAAGGGTGAAACTAAAAAATCACAAATAAAAATTGACCCAACCTCTAATCCGTTTGAGCAGTTACAGAAGCAAAGACTTGAGGGTAAGATATAATGTTAGGAATCTGGGTAGATGGAGAATATTATGTAGAAGGGTTAAAATACGAGTTCCCTAAAAGACCGCCTCTTAAAGATATTAGAGGCTATGGGATACCTAAGTCAAAACAGAAATGGTCAAGGGTAGTTGATTACGAGAAGTTTGATTGGTCAGGCGGTTGGGAAGATAGGTTAAATGATAATCCCGATCAAGTAAATTATTTGGTAGAAGAGGTAGAGAGACTAAACTCAGGAATGTGGTTATATGTAAACGGAGAACCAACCTACATAAACAGCTATTTTTACTTTTTCCTCAACTGGTTTTTATTACCCGAAGGAGTGTACCCAGAATATAGAGACACGTCCCTTTACTATTACAGGTTTTTAGAAATATGTGATAATACAAAGACTTGTCTGGGGCATACGTTACTAAAAGCCCGTAGGTTGGGGGCTACCTCAATGATTATGTCTGCCTTACTATTAAAGATGCTAACCCTAAGAAACGCTAACTTAGGTATTGTATCTAAAAAGGGAAAGGATGCTGGTAAGGCTTTTCAATATGCTGTTAAGGCTTTGGGAAATTTACCGGAGTTTTTAAAACCCATACAAGAGGGTAACACTGCACCAAAACAGGTTCTCTCTTTAAAGAAGCAAGCAGACAGAATAACTAAAACAAAAAAGTCTGCCACTAAAGGGGAGGGTCTTAATAATGAACTATCTTGGGAAAATACAGACCTTAACTCTTATGATGGATATGCTCTTGCTTACTTACTTATCGATGAAGGGGGTAAGTTCCCAACTGAAACTCCGATCAACAAATACTTATCAATTGCTGCAAAGTGCGTCAAGAAAGGGGCTAGAATAACTGGAAAGATATTTATGCCTACCACTGTGAATGATAAAAAATCTGGTGGAGCTGAGTATCAAATTACGTGGCAGTCAAGCGATCAATCTAAAGCTAACTACTTAGGGGAAACAAAAACAGGACTTTATCGTATAATGTTGCCCGCTTATTTCGGGTATGACGGTTGGATTGGCGCATTTGGGGAATCTGTGTGGGACACACCAACACCTGAACAGACAAAATATCTTGAAACCATTGGTTGCCTCGACCCAACTATAGGTGCTAAACAGTATCAAGCTAATACAAGAAAGGCATTGGAGAATGATCTTGAAGCCTTAGAAGAGGAGATAAGACAGAATCCTTGGAACGATAAAGAAGTATTTGAGAGTGCCAATAAGAAGATACACTTCGACAGGAAAAGGCATGAAGCACAATTACAAGTTATAAAAGATCAATTGGTAGCCGAAGGTAAAGACCCTGAAAAAGATGAACTTGGAAGAAGAGGTTGGTTTAGGGAGAAGTTTGATGGCACTGTATTTTTTGAAGACGACCCCAAAGGGTTGTGGTACATACTACAATTCCCCGATAAACCTAACCAGTTTGAAAAAAGTGAGATTGGTGGTAAACCTAAGTATAAACCTACAGGAACTGCTTATGGCGGTGCTGGTCTTGATGCTATAGCACACAGCGATGCTACTGTAGAAAAGGGCAGTGATGCCTCAATAATGATAAGAAGAAGGTACACTATTATTGACCCTGAAAAAAGCGGATGCCCTGTAGCTATGTTTCTTGGTCGTATGGATAATAAGCCAGATTTTCATAAGCAAACCTACTGGGGGTTAAAGTTTTACGGTGTTAGAATGCTCGGAGAACGTTCGCCAACTGACTGGGTTGATTGGGCTAAGGAAAATGGGTACGAACAGTTTTTACTTGGAACTCAAAGATCAGATGGGACTTGGGTGTATGGTGCAGCCCCACAAAACAAAGAGTACATAGAAGAACATCTTACAGAAATGGTAGAGAGTTCTTACAATGATGTGGAAAAAATATTCTTTAAACGCCTAATTAAAGACCGTTTAGACTTCGATGTAAATGACCGAACCGATTATGATACCGCCATAAGTGACGGAAATTCTCTCATAACAATCAAAGAACCCCTAAAACAAGTCAAAGATAAGCCAAAAGGAAAGAAATTTGTCAAACATGGTCGTATAACAACTTATCGCTAAAAGTAACAGTTCTCAGCCTAAGCAAAACACCACAAGTATTTAAACTAATTTTGCAAACATAAATCGATAACATGCAGTTAATTATAAATGACAACTTTCCTAATCCATTGTCGGCAAAGGTAGATAAAGATACCAAAGCATTTGGTACTTCTGTAGCAAAGGCAATATTAGCATCCACATACGATTACCGGGAAAAGCGTAATAAGATATTTTCAAGCAACAGGGCTTACGCTGAGGGAAAGCAGGATATGAAGCCTATCTTGGATATGGTGGAAATTGATGGTAAGTCAACCTATACAAATATATCGATTAAACCGGGAGCATACGCTAAGAAATTTGAAAAGATTGTAGTAGACGGCTACATGGAATCAAGACAGGAGTTCCCAAGAGTAACTGCATTATCAGCACACATACAAGAACGAAAAGAAAAACGTAAATCAGACGCTCAATTTAGGATGGAGTACGGCGGGGTGTTAGGTGAACTATCACAAGAAGCAGGTGTTCCTCTTACAGACCCATCAGAATATACCCCAGAATCTAAGGAAGATTTAGAACTGTACTACGATATTAACGACAAAGAGAAAGAAGAGTTACTTCTACAGGAAACCTTAACCTTTGCTTTTAACGACATAGACATTGAAAAACTTAAACGTAGAATCCTAACCGATCAGTTTCAAGTCAATCTGTTTGGTCTTTACGAATACATAGACAATAACGGTCGGGAAGTTGTAGACTACATCCAAGGAGAAGACTGTATTTATTCAAACTGTTTTACAGATGATTTCAGTGAGATACCAGAGGGCGGTTATGCAGGACGGTTAATAAGAATGCCACTAGCTAAACTTAGAGCTAGGTTTGCACTTAAAGGATTAGACGAGAAAGAACTACATGGTTATCTTAAAAAGTTTGCAGGTAGGTTTGGTAACGCTTCACTTCCAAGATGGACAGAAGATTATCGGTTTAGGGACGTAAGACCGTATGATAACTTCATGGTTGAGGTATTGCACGTCTGGTGGTCTTGTAACCAAGTGTTAGAATACACAGAGGGTAAAGATAGATATGGTAGATCAGTGTTTGACGTATCAGATAAGCTAACCCCAACAGGAAAATCCTCAGATGGCAGAAAGAATACAGGAAGAGTTTATCCACTTACAGCATACGAAGGTTATTTCTTGGGTGGCGGTTGTTATTGTCTTGAATGGGCTGAACAAACTAACCAGTTAAGAGATGGTAATTACAAGCAAGAGTTGATCTGTCCTTTCATATTCCACATGGTAGATAATCATGGAGGTATGCTAAGTCCTAGTCCTATAGAGAACGTCAAGGATTACTTTCAGATCATGGATTTGAACTGGTTAAAGATAAAACAGGTAATTGCCAAGACACCGCCTCCGGGACTTTCTATTGACATACGCTCTTTGATGAACATTGACTTGGGAGATGGAGAGATAGAACCGATAGAAGTGCTAACCATCCGAAGACAAACAGGTGATCTTTATTACAACAGTAAAGATGAAGAAGGTAACATAGATTACAAACCCCCTGTAGTTAATGAAGCAGTTGACATCGGTGCAAGTATAAACGGATTTATTGTAGCTTATAACCTAGCCCAACAAAATGTAAGGGAGACTTTAGGTATTAATGAGTTTAGGGATGGTTCAGCATCAGCAGCCAGAATTGGTTTTAAGTTCGCTCAGTCACAAGCACAAGCATCAAATACAGCAACGGTGTCTAATTACATGGCTTACGTTAAAGCAACAACCAAGCTAACCCGACAAATGGGTATTAGAATATGGGATGCTTTAAAATACGGTAATCCAAATAAAGGGTACTTAAAACTGCTAGGAGAAAAGAATGCTAAACTTATCCAAGCTAAAGATGAAGTAGTACAGTCTATTTACGATTTTAAATATGAGTTAGGCATCAGTTCAGATGAAAGGGCTTATCTTGAACAGAACATAGAAAGAGCCTTAGCATCAGGAACTCTATACATGGAAGACGTAATGCGTATAAGACGTACAATGGATGCAGGATATGCGCTAGCTGAAAGAATGCTTAGTTACCTGACTGAGAAAAGACGTAAAGAACGTGTAGCAGATGCAGACGTAGCCCAGAGAAGTGCTGCTGAATATAACGCACAAGCAGCCCAAGCAACTGAACAAGCCAGAGGACAGAACATTCAACTCCAACTACAGTACGAACAAGCGAAAGAAAAAGCCAAAGGAGATAACGACCAAATACAGGTATTGTTAAAAGGAGCTATGGACATGATAACCGAATCATTTAAAACAGGCACGCCAATTCCACCAATGTACGAGCCGTTAGTTTCACTGGCACTTCAAAATGCAGCAGTCAAGACAAGTAGCAGTTCTCAGCAAGCAGAACAAGAACAACAGCAGTTAGAACAGCAACAAGCTCAACAACAAATGGGACAAGAGTTACAGGCAGCAGTAGATAGTGGAGAGATGACCGAGGAGGAGGCACTAAGTATAGCCCAACAAAACGGACTCGCTTAGCATACGTAAAAAATGCCAAACAAGCGTTGTAGCTTTGTAAACGGAAGAAAAGAAGAAATTATATGAGTGAAGTACAAGATTTTAGAATGAGTGAATTGGATAAGATGGCAGGTAAAGAAGAACCTGTAATTGCACCTGAACCAGCTATTACGCCAGAAGAGCCGATAGTGCCTGAACCCGTAGTACCAGTTGCAGAACCAGTTGCAGAACCAGTTGTTGAACCTGAACCTGTAACTACACCTGAACCTAAGAAAGTAGAGATTGACATTTACGAATTTCTAAAGACTAATCAGGATACAGTATTAAAAGTCCTAACCGAAAAAGGAAAAGACTACAGTTCTTTGAGTAACGAAGATGCTTTGCGAATTAAGCTACAAAAAGATAATCCTGAATGGGACTCATCTGATGTAGAAGCAGAGCTACAAGATAAATATGCAGTGGGACTTCAAAAGATAGAAATCGATCAGGACAGTATGACCGATGATGAAATTAAAGAAGCCAAGCTACACAACAAGAAAATTGACGCATCTATCCGATCACTTAAAAAAGACGGTAAGGAAGCAGTGAGTTATTTGTCTTCTCAGTATACAGACCTAGAATTACCGAAGTTTGAATATCAGTTTGAAGATGAAGGCTCACAAGAGCAAGCTAAACCAGAGGAAATACTACAACAGTATACCCAACAGTTAACAGAGCAAGCTCAAAAACAAAAAGAAGAACAATGGATTCCCCAACTTAAAGAGGCATTTACATCTGTAGATTCAATTAAGGAAGAGGTTAAGTACGTTGATGGCGAAAACGAGGTTGTTTTAAACGTTAACTACAAACTTTCCGAGCAAGAGAAAACAGAGGTTCTTGGACAGTTGTCAGACTATATTAGCCAACCTAGTGATGAGAAATACTTCATTAAGGATGGAGAGGGTAACACAACAGGAGTAGACGTACAGAGGTTTGTACAAGAAAAATCCGAAGAGTTACTGAGAAAAAAGATATACAAGACTATTGCGAAAGAAGCGGCTGCGAAAGCAAGGGAGGATTTGATTAAAAATAAAGTTGTTAACTATTCAGAGGAAGCTAGGAATCACACTCCATCAGCCCACTCGTCAGATAATGACTTTGAAAATTTCATGTTAAAACGTTAAAAAACAAAACTTAAAGAATTATGGCATCAAGACCGAATGGATTTGCACATCCGATGTTATCACAAGGTGTAATCAGCACACTTGGATTACTTAAACCAGACAATTTGGGGGCTTACATTGATAAGTATCCCGGATTATTTAAAGACTATTATATCGTATCTCAGGAAGCCGCAGGGAAGATTGAGCGTACAGGTAACACATTTTTTGACCAGTGGGTTCAGGACTCTAAACCGTTTGAGAATTTTAAAGTAACAGGTGCTGCTTCGGGCGCTGCTGGTGCTAACGTAACAGTTACACTTACTGCTGACTCTCACGTAGCTGGTGCTACTAGCTTGTCTCCTGCTGTTGTTGGGCACTTCTTTGTAGATGATACTACTGGTATCGAGTACGTAGGTGTTGCAGTAAATAAAACATCTGCTGGCGCACACACAATCACGCTAAGGCCAACTGATTCAACTGAGTCTGCTGCTATTACTACTTCTTCTGTATTCTTATGGAAAGGTCGTCAATCAGCTGAGGAAGCTAGCGATCAACAAGACGGAATGTACAAAACTTGGGCTAAGAGACGTAGAGAGCTATCAATCATCAGAACTGATAAGAACTACACCGATCTTGCTATGTTGGAAGAGTTGGAGTATGAAGGACAGACGTATTATGATTTGGATAAAACCGATATGAACGACCGTCACCTTTATTCAACAGAAGATCAGTTGATGCTAGGTAGGGCAAGAACAAACTTAGGTACTGCTGCTCCGGGTACACGTAACTCTAACTCAATGGGTCTGGTAGAACAAATCCGTGAGTGGGGTGAAGACTTAGGACAATCAGTTACAATCGGAGACGCATTCTGGAAAGCTATGGCACGTTCTGCTGATGCTGACGGTTACACTAAGAAATACGATGTTCTTGTGGAGAATGAGTTCTGGTATGAGACTGAGGACTGGTTGGATACTAAGTTGACTTCTGGTAGCCGTACTGTAGTTATCAACACTACTGGTCAGGAAGATTTAAGGGTTAACTTTGATTTCAGCGATTTCAAAATCTACGGAATGGAGTTAGGATTTAAAAACTACGCTTTGTTCAACACAGCTAGGACTCACGGTTCAGACGCAACAGCTTCTTACTTGAAAGGTATGGCAGTATTTATCCCACAAGGTGACGTGTTCATCAACGGAGATGACTTCCAAGGAAACCTTCCAATGTTCCGTATCCGTTACATGACTAGACCTAACGAAGGTTGGATTAACAAAGTACTTACTGATGGTGGAATGTTTGACAAAAACACTAAAGCTAACGGTCAAGTATCAATCATATCTTACAAAGGTTTGGAAACTTATAACATCCACGGTTACAAAATCGCTAAGATCGCTCCGTAAGCAATTACACAATAAAGGGGAGGGTTAATCGCTCTCCCCTATTTAATTTAAAAAGAGAAGAAAATATAAAATTAAGTCCGCTTAGGACGAAAAGCAAAGCGTTATGGCACAAGATAAAGAAGAATTAAAAAAACAATACGAAGAACTTTACCAGAAGAAAGCATATCACGGTTGGGACGAAGAAAAGCTCCAAGAACTGATTGATAATTTTGATGGAGAGGTTGAAGAACCTAAAGCTAAAAAAGAACAGTCAGAGGTTAAAGACCCTGTAATGGATTTTGAAATTGACCAAAATAAAGAATACAGTTTTGACTTACAACGTAGGAAAGAAGCTAGGCACAACATCCCTACAACAGCTAGCGTGTGGTGTGAAGCTACCCAATCTATACGGGACATACGGTACGTTAAAACAGAAGAATCTCCTTATGTAGATGAGCAAGAACCAACAGCCAAAGTAGAGCGGGAACAGATCAAGTTTAACTCAAAAGAACTGATTGTTTCAGGACACGAAAAAGCTAAAATACGTTACTTGCTTGCTTACGATGCTAATGGAGATAAAAAGAAAATTCTTCCTGCAAACAACCCTATTAAGAATCTATATAAGCTACGTGACACAACTGCTGCTGACAATGCAGAAATTGAATACTACAAACAGGTAGTTAAAGCAGGTGCAATTATCGAAGAAGCTAAGATTGGAGACATCCGTAACTTTATGAGAAGTCGCTTCGGTGAAACTTCTGAAAGAGATGAGGAGATCATTAAGATAGCTTACAAGAAAGCACAAGCCAACCCCGCATTATTTGTAACTGACTTTACCAATCCTAAGCACAAAATCAAAGCTGCTATCCAAAAAGCACATGAAGATCAGTTCTTAGCAGTAGACGGTAATCAGATCAAGTATGTGAAGTCAGGTACAGTAATTAAAGATTTTGACCAATCTCGTCATTCCTACGACGAAGCCTTAGCACGTTGGGTGTTAGGTGGTGACAAGGAAGCAAAAGAGTTTTACTCTCTGCTAGAGGGTGAACTAAAATAACTATTTTCTGGGGGACACCCTTTAAGAAAACTTGAACGACCTTCTTTTCTCTCTTTGTCCAACTAGCCGGAGCTAACCCCTTCGGCTTTTTATGTTTAACAAGCTACAGTAAAATACCTAGTAGATAAGGCGTAAATTTGCCACTGTACAAAATAACAGATCATGCCTATTTCACCCGGTGATAACTACTTATACTTAAAAGACCTGCTCAGTAAAAATAGCGGTGCTTACGTAGCCCCTAAAGAATACGAACGGTACGGTAATATTGCTTCCAATGAGATGTTTGACGACTTCTTAGGAAGAAAGACTAATCCGAGAATTGTAGTTGGTAAGAACAGGTTAGTTGATACAAGACTGCTACCCTTTAAAAAGAAAGTTAATCTGTCATTTTCAGGAGAGGTGCTAACCAAACCAGAGAACTGTGCCTACATATCGGCTGTTTATACTACATCAGGTAAAATACCAGTTAAACCCTTAGATGACGACAGACAAGCAAGAATCTTTGAAGACCCACTAGCAAGCCCTAACGATGAAGATAAGTATTATGTAGAAGGTTACGAAGAGCTTACCCTATTAGGAGAAGATTCACTGGCAGTAACAGTCGAATACTACGAAAGACCTACTCCTATGGTATACGCTTACACAGAAGTATCAGGAAGACCAGTATATAATGATGCAGGTTCTACTTACTACCAATGGGATAAATCAGAAGAAAGTGAGTTGACATCGCGTATTTTAGAGAAGGCTTCGTTGTCGATGAGGGATGTTTTACAATTACAGACAGCTAATAATAAAATTAATCAAGAGTAATATGAGTCCGATTGATAAGAGATTAAGTCATATACCTTTTGGAGTTTGCGGAGTATATAAGCTAACTGCACCTAATGGTAAGATATATATAGGACAATCTTTAAATTTAAGAAAACGATTAAACACTCATAAAACTGCTTCTAAGAATAATCCTACTATGAGCATTAGTAACGCTATTAGAAAATATGGGTTTGATAATTTTAAAGTAGAAGCGTTGATGTACTTTAAACCTCATAAAGATAGCACATTTAACATAGGGCTACTAGATGCCATTGAAATAGCTTGTGTAGAAAAGTACAAGTCACTAGATAAAAAAATAGGATACAATATAAAACCAGCAGGTAATAATAAACAGCACTCAGAAGAAACAAAAGAAAAATTAAGACAAAAAGCTATTGGTAGAAAGGCTTCCCCTGAGACTAAAGCTAAAATATCTGATGCTATGAAGAAAAGAGACCCAGAAGTTCATAAACGTGCTTCTGAAAAACGTAAAGGCAGAATATTATCTCAAGAGTATATAGATAAAGTTGTGGAGGGAAACCTATACAGGTATAAAGCTGTTGACCAATACACCCAAGAAGGTGTTTATGTACAAAGTTTTAGAAGTGCGGAGAAGGCAGCACAAAGTGTAGGTGTGGGAAGTTGGAAAATTTTAAGTGCAGCAAGAAAATTTAAAGGTTGTTCAGGGTATGTTTGGCGTTTTAAGGGGGAAAGTTTTGAACGCCCTGTGCTAGCTAAAATTAGAATTAATCAGTATGATAAAGATATGAATTTAATAGGTAGTTTTAAAAATAAAGCAGAAATAGGAAGGGTACTAAACTTCGACCCCTCGTTCATAAGCAAGGCAACAACAGGCAAAAGAGAGTTTTCGTACGGTTTTATATGGAAGGAGGAGTTATGTCCTCAATAAAAGAAATTGTTTATCGCGTTTGGCGTAAAGTTGATGGAGGAAATTTAGGCGACGATAGTCGTTTTACATATCGGGAACTTAAAGGTTACGTAGTAGCAGGGATAGCTCAAGCAATGAGAGACAGCTATTTTGCACAGCGTAATTTAGAAGACTTCAAGTACGGAGATGATAGTATAGCCTACTCATATCTAGCTACAGTATCAACAGACGCAACCAAAGGGTTACAGTATGTAACGGTTACAGGTAAATCAATTAGCATAGCAGGTAACAGGTTCTTGGACATAAACTCAGTTAACCCTGCATCAGGGGTAGCTACAATGTACATACCGTTAAGAACAGAAGAAGTGTTCATTAATAAACTGCAAACTAGCTTGCCTTGTATCAACTATTTTTATAAAGAAAATAACAAAGCGTACTTCATCGGTAAGAAAGTAACAGAAGCTCAAGTATTAGTAACAGAGAAGTACAGTATACCTGCTGACGACGATGCAGACCTAACCTTACCAAGTGAAGTAGAAAATATGGCTTTTGAAGCAGCTTACAGATTACTTGTACCATTATTACCAGCAGACCGTGCAAATGACGGTGTACACCTTTAAAATTAAATTATGAACATACTTGTTTCAGAAGTAGTAGGACAATTTTTGGATTTAACAAATCTCGGGAAATCTGAGTATGCACGTGCTTTAAGGATAGCTGTAAGAGGTTGGAGACAGTTGAATTGGGATATTACAGGTCAGGTTAAAACAATACGGTTAGAGGTTAACAGCGACAAGACCATTTTCTTACCAGAGGATTTTTTAAATATTGCAGATTTCGGTATAGATAACGGTAACGGGGGAATACAAAGCTACACCAGATCAACTAACTTTACCTCACTTGACAGATTGATTACAAGCGACCCTAGCAATAAGGTTAGCAACACAAAAGACATTTATCCAAACGGAGGTTACAGTTATGGTATAGGAAGCTACAACAACATAGGCTACTACAACATCAACCTAAAAGAGAGAAGGATTATACTAAGTCCTGATAACACATACACAGGAACTTTTGTGCTAAAATATATCAGTAATGGAGCAGGTAACTGCGATGACTACGAAATAAACGAACTGGCACAAGAAGCACTACTTACTTGGATAGATTGGCAATGGAGTAAAGGAGACAGACGTATGGGTATAAATGAGAAACGAGATAAAGAGAGACAGTTCTATAACGAGAAGTCTAAGGCACGTTTACGTATTAAGAAGATCACTAAGTCACAGATGAATAAAAACTCCCGTGAGGCGGTTAAAATGTCCCTTAAAAGCTAAGATACAATGCAAGAGATAAAGATACCCAACGGAGGTTTAAATACAGAGGATGCACCAGACTACCTAAATAATACAGAGTATGAGGAAAGCCATAACTACAGGATAACTGGAACATCTGGAAGCGACGAAGGATTTGGTGTGAACATTCAGGGCAATACCCTAATTGCACACGAACTACCAGAGGGGCTATCAGCTAATATCGGTGTAGGAGTATTTAAAAATATTCGTAAAGCATACGGGATAGATTACAGTTCAACAGGAAAACATACTTTGTTGGAATTTGACTATGATACTCTGCAACTTTCGACAATCTTTACTGATTTGGATGATACAGGTGGAGTACAACTATTCAACATACAACCTGACCACTTCTTCTTAGACGTTAAACTTTACAGGGAAGAGTACATTGTTATGACTGATGGTATAAGCGGTATGATTTACTGTATCAATATTGCCAGACTAAAAGCAGGAGAATACCCAGACCCCATTACAGCAGATGACTTCAACTTACTTAAAGCTCAACCTTTAAAGCCGATCAAAGCCACCTACATAAATGATGAGGTAAAAACAGCTAACCTAATTAAAGGAAAGCTATTTCAGTTCAGGTATTTAAATGAGTACTTCGATTTGATGAGATCGAGTTGGGGAACAATATCTAAAAGAACAGTTCCTGAATTAGAGTCTACAGATGAAATTGGAGATGACCCAAGAAAAGTAAACGGTATCCAACTGGAAACCTTTATTGACTCAGATAGGGTACAAAAGGTAAGTATAGCTGGCAGGTATAATTTAGGTGATTGGTTTATCTTAAAAACAGTTACTAAAGAATATCTCACCACGTTGCCTACTGAAATAGATTTAGAGGATGAGGTCAGAGAGGCATATGACCCAACAACAGGAATATACACCTTTATATTCTACAACGATGGAGCCTACGAACCGATACCTCCCTTAGAGACAGATGAACCTTATGACGCTATACCACGTAACGCAGGGACTTTAGAAGTAATTGATGGTAATGTACTTGCTATTGCAGATTTAGATGAAGGTTATGACAGACCAGAAGACCCTAATGTACAAGTATCAGTTGGAACTACCCAGTTAGATTTAGGCATATCAGTAACCGACCCTAGAGACTTTACTGCTAGTATGATTAATACTGCTCCTAGAGGTTGGGGGCATCGTAGGCAAGTAGAAGTTATTTTTAGGGGAGACCCAAGAGCAGGGGACAAAGTTACCCTCCGTACAGATCAGTTATGGGGCAGACCTTCTACACCAGAAGATTTTCCTTATACAGCAAATTCGGGAGATAATAATGACTTAGACTCGTTTACAACTAACTTCTTAAACACACTACCTAACTATTCATTTGTCCCCACAAGTGGTGGAGGTATTCCTTATAAAAGAAAGGTGTATAACTCAGATGGCAGTATATCAGTATTCTACATAACCAAACCGTATTTTGAAGGTAAAGGTGTAGATGTAGTATGGGGAGATGTGGGGGATGTAAATGGGTTGACTAAAAACATAGTTAAATCTAACACAAGTTATCAGCTAACCCTATTCCACTTTGATGACAAGGGCAGGTATTTCCCAATTATTACAGGAAGCAACTACGTAGCCAACACACCGTCTTATGCAGTAAGTGAAGGTAAAGTACCGCAGATTGGATGGAGTATAGAAGGAACGCCGCCAGAAGGTGCAGTAAGTTATCAGTGGGGTATATCTGAAAACACTAAGTACTTAAACACGTTATATGCTACAGCTCTGTATGATGTTGATGAAAGTGACGATGAGTTTATTTACCTTAACATGGCTTTTCTGGCCAATAGTGCAGTAGCTTACGATTACACACCAACAGACAGGGTTATTTTAATAAATAGTTTTGATAGTTCAGGGGAGGTAGTTAAATGGTTTAATACGCCAGCTATCGATTTACCTGTGGCGGGTTTTGAGATTAAAGCTCCCGAAGTAGAAGCAGACCCTATTAAATATCTGTTGAAGATTAAAAAGTCAGACATCATAGATGTGTCGGATTTAGAGAATGAAATACTAATCGAGATATACACACCTAAAAACAACTTTGAATCTGTAGAGACTAAAATATTTTATGAAATAGGTGAGCAGTTTGATATTATAGATGGAGAATACTCAGTAACAGCAGGGACTATAAACGCAGTTGATGCTTACCTTAAACCCCGCAAGTTTAGATCAAATGTAGAAGGTTCAAATGATGTGTTTGCTTTCCCTGTAGAAGACTTTAACTTCTCTGATGAGTATGCGAGTAGGTATTGGAGTGCAGGAAGAGGTCGTACTTACAACGATGAAGTAGGAAAGGTTAGACGTAAGGCCAGTATAAGGTACTCAGAGCCATCTTCTATCGGTAGCTTGACTAATACCATCAATAAGTTTTACGGAGCTAGAATCTACGGAGATGAGCCGGGAGAGACTACTTCCATATATGGAGCTATTACTAAACTGGTAATGAGTGATAACATACTGGTAGCTTTACAGGAGCTTAAAGTGGCTTCTATTCCAGTTAACATGGCAATCATAACTACACAAGCCGAACAAGATCAGCTAACTATCAGTGATAAACTGTTAAATAATGTAAGGTACAGCGTAGGAAATATAGGAACAGGACTTGCTAAACGTGCAATAACAGTTTCAAACAAGGGGGATATTTATTTCGTAGACCACAACAACGGCTATCCTTGTAAGTTTGGAAGAAATGGGCTAACCATTATTGACACTAAGATGTCTAAGTATTTCCATGATCTGATAAAAAGTGTAGAACCTAAAGAAATTATACTGATATTTGACGACTTTAACAACGAGCTAAACTTTGTTATAACCAACAACGATGGAGAAATCAAAGTAATTAGCTTTACTTCACAGCAATGGGAATACAGAGACAGTTATGTTAAAACTTTAGCAGACGTAACCTTAGTGCAACCAGACAACGGAACAGCTACAAATGAGTCAGGAGATATACTTTACACACCAGATTCAGGTTACTTTGGAGACGATGCAGTAAGTATTACTTTTATGGATGGTGCTACCCTAATTACCAAAATTGCTTGTATAGAGGTAGAGGAGGGTGACGGTGAAGTAAATCCATTTTCTTTCATAACCCTAACCGATCAAACAGGCGGAGTCTTAGTGGAATCAAATGAAATAGTAGTAGCAGGAAATAATGTTCCAGCACCTATAAGTATTTCAGCAGGAGGTGAGTACCAGATAAACGGCGGAGCTTGGACTTCATCAGCAGGATTAGTAAGTGCAGGAGATGTGGTTAAAGTAAGACACCTGACTTCTGCAACTGCTGGGGATTCGGCATATTCCACACTAACTATCGCAACAGAAACAGGTACTTTTACAACCGTAACTAAAATACCAGTTACAACGCCAACTCCGTTTACATTTACTCCTGTTACTAATGCTAATCTTAATACCCTTCAAACGTCGAATGGGGCTACTATAGCCGGAATTAACGTACCAGTATCTATTTCGGTAGTTGGAGGACAATACCAAATAAACGGAGGCGGTTGGGTATCTACAACAGGTACAATAAACGTAGGAGATGTTTTAAAACTAAGAAGAAACAGTTCTACAGCTTATAGCACAGCAGTGACGGTTGATGTAACAGTAAGCAGCTACACAACAAGTTTTACAATAACTACAAAAGACAGTATAGACCCTAATCCATTTACATTCACAGCAGTCACTAACGCAGAGTTAAGTACAACGTATGAATCTAATGCAGTTACCTTAGTAATATAATTTTAAAGATGGTCACCTTGTAAAAAAAAACGAAGTTTATGGCAACACCAATAAGTATAGTTAACGGAGAGTATAAAAAGAATACAGATGCGTACACATCAGTTGCAGGAACTGTGGTAAACGGAGACGTTGTAAAGGTAAGAAGAGATAGTTCAGCCGTCAACAGCACAACCACTACTGCTACCTTAACAGTAGGAGGGTATAGCACTGATTTTAATATAACCACTAAACCCGCCACTCCAACAGATACAGTAACCTTTATATTTGAAGTCGTGATTTACCCCGATTTTATAGACGCAAGGTATCAAGCTATGGATAGCAGAGGAATGAGTGTACGCATCTTACAGGTTTCGGATGTGTTAGGTGGTTTATGGTTTCCATCAACTGTTACTAGAGGAGGAGGAGTTTATTCAACATCCATAACAATACCTGCTGATAGCTATATATCAAGGATAGAATCGTATTTGACCGCAAATAGTATCACTTCGGCTGCTAGTAAACAGTCAAGAATATACCGCAACGGTACGCTTTTAGGGTCTAGTAGCACTTCTTTCCCAGCGTATATAACGAATGCTCAGTTCGCTTTAAATAAAGACACAGCTTTAGCGGAAAATGTTCTTGATGGTGATATAATACGATTAGAACATGGTGCTGCGCCAGTAATAGGTAATGATTTACAAAGTCAAGATTTCGTTAGTAACTGTCCAGAAGGATTTGTAGGGGGAACTGTAACGTACACTGTGCCAGCAGATACTTATACAGCAGCGACTAAAGAAGAAGCTAACGCAGACGCACTACAGGATATAGAAGATAACGGACAGGCTTACGCAGATTCAGAAGAACATAGAAACTGTACAGAAGAAGAACCGTTACCGTCATTCACTTTTAATACCCCGTGGAGTTTCACTGACACAGGTGCAGGAAGTATACTTGCTACAAGAACGTATGATCAAACATCTTTCCCTTCAATACCTACCCCTGCATTTTGGAGCGTTTCAGCAGGTGGTTATGGACTAAGGGTGAATTGGGAGGATAGTGCCAATTGTCCGGGAGGAACAAATGATAAAACTCAAAGTGCAACAGCAACAGTAAGTATTAACGTAACGACTGCGCAAGCGATACAGGCTATTTGGGAAGGTTTAGCCGAGAAACAAGCTAGTACTTTTGAACAAATGACTATATTTATAGATGGGGTGGAAATAGGTTCAGCAACGAGTCCTGGTGGAAGTCTTGGTTGTGAGATGGGGCCTGTGGTGTCAACAAACTTATATCCAAGCGGTTACCCATTAACAATTGGAGATCACACTATAACTATAAACGCTTCAACCAATGACCCACTTTATCACGTAGGTTCATATTATAGTTTTGTATTTAATAGAGTAGATCCCTAATGAAACAGAGAGGATTAGGAGATACAGTTAAGGCAGGGCTTAGAGCAGTTGGAATAGAAAAAGACTGCAACCCTTGTGCTAAAAGACAGGAAAATTTGAATAACTTAGTGCCATACGATTCAGGTGCTATATATCGGGTTATAGAAATAGTAGACGGTATTTATAAGAGATACGTACCAAAAAGCAAAAGGAGCAAGTAATGAATATTAAAACTGTAGAAGATCAACCAGTACTTATAAACTTTCAAGAACTGTTAAATGACAGATCATGGGAGCTTAATGGTACTAAAGCTATTCATTATCCGTGTAATAACAATACACCGTTAAAACTGCTTACTTATCCTTTTGATGAGGATACCAACTATACTATAAGTTTTAGAATTATAGCAGCTTCTAACTCACCAAGCCTTAGCTTAGGATTTGATACACCTTTGTTTACGTACACAACTGTACAAGATGTAACAGTAGAAATCTCCACAACAGAAGCTAACCAGAAACTGACATTCTGGGGAACAGGTTATCTCGAAATAGAGGTGCTAAATATTCAGAAAGAAGGAGAAGAAGTAAGCACAGGCAGTAAGTTCAATGTGATATGGAGTGAGGACAGAAACAGGTGGGTTGACTTTAGAAGCTACAGACCAGAGAACGGTTTTAGCATGTTCACAGATTTGTTTACTTGGAAGAACGGTCAGTTATGGATTCACAAGAACAACAGTAACTACAACAACTTCTACGGAGAACAGTTTCAAACAACCGTTAAGTTTCCTATGGGTTCAGGCTACGTTAAGACTTGGAGTTCAGTAGCTATCCACTCCAACATAATAATGGCAACTACAACAGACGGTATTACCACTCAGTTAGGTCATGTATCGGATTTAATAGAAGCAGATTTTACCAGTAAAGAGGGTATACATTATGCAGAGTTTCTGAGGGATAAGATAACAGGACTTGTTGACGGAGATAGACTCAAAGGTCGCTACCTCAGCATGGAATTAACAACAATAGATGGTTCGCAAGCTCTACAGTTATTTAAAATTGTGACAAAAGGAAACGTATCTACGGTCAACGAGTGACCCTATTTAAAATACAGTTAACTTAAAGCCTATCTTTGCCTTATACTTTAAAACATAGAATATGGCATTACCTTTAGCTGCACTCGGAATTGGCGCAAACCTACTCGGCTCCGCATACGGATTGTTTCAGGGGGCGAGGGCAAACGCGTTGGAAAGGAATAATCAATTACCTGTAGCACAAGTTAACTCACTTTTGGCTCAAAACGCAGCACAAGCTAGAAATATGGCACAAATTGGGTTATCAAATACTCAGTATAATAACGCCTTACAACAGAATCAGAACAACCTCTCTACTATACTGGCCTCGGCATCACGTTCAGGAAGAAATATACCAGTTGCTGGTTTACTTAGGCAAGCTAACCAAGCCACCACAAATCTGAATATACAGGACGAACAGGCACGTAGACAGAATCAAATACTTTCAATGCAACAGAATCAAACTTTAGCTCAAGAACAGCAAAGAGTTTGGAACTGGAATAAAGCACAACCGTACCTAAGGACAGCACAGCAAGTGGCATCTATGAGAAATGCAGGTGTACAAAATATCTTTAATGGCATCGGTGGCGCAACGGCAATTGCTATGGGAGGTGGTTTAGGAGGACAACAACAATCAACGCAAGGACAAGCAGGACTACAATACAACCCGTTTGCACCAATTAACGGCAGACAACAAGGACTTTACGCATAAACTATGGCAACACCACAAGATTATAATGGAGGAGGAGATGCCGTGTTGGGTGCGTTCTTCGGAACAATAGGTAAAGCGTGGCAAGCTAACCAAGAGAGAATAGTATCACAACAGCAAGCATTAGCTAAACAACAAGCAGCCGACCAAAAAGAACTGTCTACTTTAATTAAAAACATCAACCCTAATGGCATACAACAGGTAGATGTAAATAAATTAAACAGCAGACTCACTAAAGTTTACGACACTTACTATCAAGCTAACAAAGCGTCAAGTAGGGAAGAACGGTTAAAGCTAAGAATGCAGTTGGAGAAAGACATTAACGAGACTAAACAGTTTATAACTACCAGTAAAGAAAGAGGTAAAATTGCCACCAAAGCATACGACTTTATAGCAGACCCAAGAAGTACAGGATTAGTTTCTTCTGATGCTAAAGCTAGACTTCAAAAACTGGATAAAACACCAACTGATGAAATAGACTTGGGAGCATACAACCTTGCCAACTACACTCAACCTGATACCAGCTACCTAAATAACGAAGAGTCACAACTGATGAATACTCTTGTTAACAAAGCAGGTAAAACTACATCGTACGGTAAAGGTAGTATGGACGGTCGTGTTTTGACAGGAGATAAAATAACCACAACTAATTTAACACCAGAAACTGTAGGGACAGCACTTAGCTGGCAGTATAATAATGATAGTAAGTACCGTAATATTTTTGATACGCAAGCTGCACAACTAGGTGTTACGCCAGATCAATTGCTTGTACAGAAAACTCAAGAGTTATATAGTGCGTTTAAACCGGGCGAAGTTAAAGACAGGTTCAGAGATGTTATCCCTGCTGTAGCTAAATCTGGTTCAGGAAGTAACGCAGCAGTTGGCAGTCTTACCTCAGTTAATCTTCCATTTGCAGACGGTAAAGGAAGTGTACAGTTAGATGAATATGTACCGCTATCTATCCCTAATAAGAATTTTGCAGGTAGTCAGTCAATAGACCTAGCAACAGGTAAACCTTTGAATGAGCCGTTACCTTCTTCTGGCAGATATGAAGTAGTGGGTATAACTAACGCACCATTTATTAAACCAGCAAAAGGTCAAGGGAAAAATCCACTTGCAGGAGCTATAGCACAACCTAATTTTGCTAGAAACAATCCTAATAATGTGGTTAGGAAACCAGTTATACATGTTAGGCTAGCAGAGGATGGTGTGGCTAATGATTATTTCATTCCTTATGATAGATTACCAGCTAACGTTAAAAACTCTAAATCTATAGCGCAAGCATTGTCAACTTTTAAACCAGCAACAGCAGGAAGTACAACTGCCAAATCAACACCAAAACAAACAGCCCCTAAGTCAACAGGTAAGAAAACAATACAAGGATTTTAAAGATGGATGAGGAGAAATTAAAATTACTGTATGAAGCCGTATCCAAAGATTATAGTGTTGGCAGTTACGAAGAGTTCTCTGGTAAGATGGGAGACTCAACAAAACGTAAAGCATTTTATGATGGAGTGGGTAAAGAGTACGATCTAGGAAGTTACGAAGATTTTGAAACTAAGATCGCCCCACCTGCACCTGTTGAACCTGAACCAACTTACGGAACAAAGCAATTAGAAGAAGTTGCTATAACAGCCCCCAAAAAAGATGATGGTTTTTGGTCAGATACTTGGAACACGTTTGCATCTTCCCTTAACAAGGCTTATGCAGGTGTTGCAGATATTCCAAAAATAGTTTACGAGTTAGCAGCTATTCCTCAAAATTTTATAGCAGACCAATTGCCAGAAGGGGAGTTAAAGAATACGCTATCTACCTCCTACGCAGAACTGTTAAACGAAACAGGAAAAGCAAGCACCCCATTAAAACTGTTAGACCAAGTGTCTCAACATTACAGGGGAGAGTCAGAGGCTTACAATAAAGAGGTAACTAAGTTTGAAGGTGATATTTATAACTCAATTAAGAACGGTAAACTAGGTGATGCAGGAAGACAGGTAGCTAACGCTATTACAGGCTCTGTACCGTCTTTACTACAGCTATATGCTACAGCAGGTCTAGGACAAGCAGCAAACCTCTCTACGATCAGCAAAACAGCTTTAAATGCGCTACCATTTGCTTCAAACAAATTAGCAGAGATTGAAGACAACCCTGACATTAAGAACTATCAAAAACCAATCGTTGCTGCTTTTAACGGTTTAAGTGAAGTTGTGTTTGAACAAGCATTCGGCTCTAAAGCAATTATAGATGATATTGTACGGGACTTGGGTAGGGATGGAATAGACGTAGCCAAACGTAAAGCAACAGAGTTTGCAGAAGGTTATTTGAAAAAGATATTCGCTAAGAACGGTATTCCTGTAGCTTTTGGTAAAGGTGGAGCTTCTGAGGGGCTTACACAGTTCACTCAAAACATGCTTGATAAATATAGCGGTTTAAATCCTGACTTAGATTTGATGCAAGGTGTGGCTGATGCTATTATAGTTGGTGGTGTAATGGATAGTGGTATTCAAGGTGCAGGAAATATACTAGGTTCAGTTAAAAATAAACAAGGGCGTGAGAGAGTAGAGCAGCTAACCACTGAAATCAACGAACTTAAAGCTGACTTAGATAAAACAGGTAGCGATGCTGTTAGTGACGTATTAGAGCAAAAGACAGAAGAGTTATCTAACTTAGTTGAAGGGGCAGTTACAACAGAGCAAAAACTAACCCCAGAGCAGAGAGCCGATACAGACATTCTTGTACAACGTGCAGATGCTATAACCGATATACTTAAAGATAAAACTTTATCTGAGGTAACTAAAACTACCTTACAAGAAGAGTTAAATCAAGTTGAGGCAGAGTTAGACTCCATTATTACACCTGTTGCAGAAAATACAACTACTGAACCTATAACAGGTGTATCTGATGTTTATGGGAGTAAAGATGAGATAAAGACTATTGGGGATGAAAAACAATATGAAACGTATGTTCAGAACATATTCCCTGAGTCTAAGGTTAATGCTGTTATGTACCACCAAACTACTAAAGACTTTGACTTAAAGAGCTTCGATAAGAGTAGAACAATGTACTTTACATCCTCTAAACAAGGTCATTTCTCAGAAGATGGTAAAACAATATCTGTTGTCGTTAACTTGAAGAACCCTAAATATGTTGATGCTAACGAGATAACACGTAAAACAAGTAAAGAGCTTGTTAAGGAGTATGAAGATCAGGGTTATGACGGTTTAATCGCTACACCAGAAATTTACGAGCAGAGAATTAAAGATAATGGACTAGACCCTAAAGATTATGCTGATGACTTAAAGTTCCCTGAGGTGTTGGTATTTAATCCTGAGCAAATACATGAGTTGGGGTCTGAGGCCGATGTTGAATCGTTTAAAGAGTATGAAAGATCAAAAAACACTTCAAATATAGAGTCTGAAATAATTGTACCAGAACAGCGACTTACAGTTACAGAACAGAAGCTAACCGAAATACAAGCCAGACGAGCAGAGATAACCAAAAGACTAAGTGATAAACTCTCTAACATAAATACAGGAATAAACCCGGATGCTATTAAAGATTTAGTAGAACTTGGTGTTACGTATGTAGAAGAAGGAGTAATACGCTTTAAAGACTTTGCAGATCGGATGAGACAGGACTTAGGTAAGACTATTCCTGATGAACAGTTACGGGATATTTACAGACAGTCAGCAGAACAGTTAGGATACGGTGTACGTGGATTTGGCGAAAGAGTTAGAACCGATGAAACAACACCTACAGAGACAGCAGAACTTTTAGATAATACAGAACAGCTTTATCAAACACAGGATTATGCGGAAATAAGGAGTAGGTTGTCTACAATGGACGATTTAGAGAAACAACGGTTAGTGGGAGAACTTTCTGCTGTAACATCTCAACTAACATCCGAACAAAATATTGGTGTGCTAGCAGGTATTGAGTTAATTAACAAGTACAATTCAGAAGGAAACTTTGACGAAGCAAGTAAGATAATTGAAACCCTCTCTAAGTCTGCTACAGTTGCTGCACAAACATTACGTCAATACGGAGAGTTTAAATCATCTACACCAGACGGATACATACAGCTTGTTGAAAAGTGGTTAGATAAAGTTAATAAGAAGCTAACCGAACCTCAAAAGACTAAAATAAAAGAACTGTTTGCTAATCAACAGCAAGCGGCTGCAAGAGTAGAGGAAGCATTAAATAAAGTAACTGAAACTTTAGATGATGCTGACTACAAAGATTACTATGCAAATGAAATAGCTTACGAAGATGCAATCAGAGATTTAGAGGATTACATTGACAATATAAGAGGAAAGAACTTACCAGACACTTTAGCTAAAATACTACAGGGAAACCTACTTAGTTTTAAATCTGTTGTTATCAACCCATTTGCCAACTTAATGCAATTCGGTTTAAGAGGTACAGAGAACGATGTAGCTACAGCAGTTGATGCCCTAGTGGGGCTAATTACAAGCCGTAGAACGAAGTCTCCTACCCTTAGTGCGGATAACATTAGGTTAGGAAGTAGAGCTGTTGTACAAGGCTCTAAAAGGGCTACACGTAAAGCTGTCAGAGGTACTGCTAATGCAGAGCTGGCAAAATATGATGTAGGTGGTAGATTAAAACCCAGAGTAGCATTTAACAGGTTGTTTGAAAACCTTAAAAGTTCAGCTACCCGTGAGGAGAATCAGTATGGATGGTCACAAGGATTATCAGATTTTACAGAGTCTACTATTGGTGTTCCTGCTAACTTAATGTTCAGGTTACTTCCTTTTGGGGATGATCCATTCTTTGAGCAAGCTAAAACACAAAGACTTGTTGAGATCGGTAAGAATGATAAGGGTTTAGAGGGAGATGCACTAGAACGATTTGTTTTAAAACCAGATGCCAAATCCTTAGAAGAAGCCACAAACTATGGTAAAGAAGCTACTTTCCAAGAGGAGAACGTAATATCCCGTAACATAAACCGCTTAATCGGGGACGGAGCTAAACGAATAGAGGAAATAGGAGGCACAACTGCCAGTGCCAGTTACAGGTTCATAATGAAAGGTATCTTACCATTTGTAAATACTCCGTCCTCTATTGCATTAAAGACAGTTAAGTTTGCTGTTCCTGCCATACCCTTTAGTCAAGCTATTTATGATGCTACTCAGCTAACCAAGGCTTATAAGATGAAAGATAGCAAGCTTAAAGAGACTCTTATACGTAGGCATCAAAAAGACTTCTCTGAACACATGGGTCAAGCTATAGTAAGTGGAGCAGTATTAGGTGCAGCAACAATCTTAGTAGCCAATGGACTAGCAACAGGAGATTTACCAGAAGACAAGTTTCAAAAGAAACAAAAAGATTTTATGTTTGCTACCCAACCGCCAAACACAATAAATGTAGATGGAGTTAAAAGGTTGTTAAATGGAGAAGATTTCGCTTATAAACAAGGAGATAGAGTAGTATCTTATGTACCACTAGGATTGATTGGCGCACAGATAGGTATAGTTTCTTCAACAAAAGGAGAACAGTTAAGGGAACAAAAGAAGAAAGCAGATGTAGTTAACACTAAAGGAGAAGCGTACTACCCAGAAGCAGGTTTAAATCCACTTAATTTCATAGGTAATTTTGCAACAAATGCTCCTGCTGCTATGCGCTACTTCTTTAACCAATCATTCGTACAAGGGGCAGAAACAATTCTAAGTGCAGTCTCTACACCTGATGGAGCTAAAAATATAATACCCCAGCTAGGAAAGACTTTTGTTACAATGGGGATTCCAAATACAGTTTCTCAGACATTCAGAGCCTCTAACGATTATATGAGAGATTTGTACACAGACGATCAGTTACAAACATTTGCTAATATCATAAAAGAAAAGGTCGGTAATGTTGAAGACTTGCCTATTAAATATGATATGTGGGGTAAACCTATTAAACAAACACCAGATGGTTCTAATCCTTACGTGTACCAGATAATTGATATATTCAGGAGTCAAAAGATTTTGCAAGACCCTATTACTTATGCGGTGTTTGACATACAACGTAAGACAAGGGATGACGGAGCTATACCTAATTCAATAGACGACACCTTCACTAAAAAGGATTTTAAAGTCAAGTTAGATAAGGAGCAAAAGTCAGAGTTGACTAAGATGGTAGGACAGGAAAGAAGAAAGTTAGTGGAAAGAATACTTAAAAACTATACTGATAAAACTGACCCTGAAAGAATGATACCTAGATTGAAATCAGCTTATTCAAGAGGAGCAGCTATTGCAAAATCTAAATTCCGTAGAAAAATAAAAATATAAAGATATGCCAAGAAACAAACTAGCCGGAAAAGGAAAAAGTACGCTTAGTCCAGAAGCAAGGAAAAAGAAATTAGCTTACGATGCAAAGTTCTCTGCAAAACCAGAACAGAAACGTAATAGGGCAGAAACCAATCGTGCTAATAGAAAAGCCGGAACATACGGAAAGATGACTGCTATGGGAAAAGATCGGTCGCACACTAAGTCAGGAAAACTCGTTTTAGAGAGTAGCAAGGTCAACAGAGGCCGTAATGGCAAGGACGGAAAGAGTACTAAGAAGTAGCATGATGTTTGCACCACTATATAATAGCACGACATATTTTTCCTAGTTTTGTAAGACATCAAATAAACGGGGAAATATTTAATGCCGAATACAAATACAAACGACAGTTATAAAAAAGTAGCCCTATGGATGATGGGATGTATATCAAGTATTGCGTCATATGTTGCGGTCATAAACAAAAGTAGGTTAGAGGATGTCAAAAAAGATATAGACTATCTCAAAACACAAATTAATATTAGAGATAATATGATAGTTAAAGAGAGAAAAGAAAAAGACAGTCTGCAAGCAGTGATCGTAAATAGAACTGATGCAAGTTATAAGGAGATAAAAGATTTACTGGACATTAAAAATAAAAATAGCACTATTACAATAACCCCAAAGAAATGAAGCGCACATTACTAATAATCTTAGCATCAATAGCAGTTATCTTTATATACGGGAGTTGCGGTTTGTTTAAAGCGACTTCTAAGAATAAACTGTCAGACTACACCAAAACTGAAAGTAACACAGATGTTAAAAAGACTGTCGATGATGTGAAGGTTACAGAAGCCAAAGGCGTCAGTGAAAACACTTCAACAGTAACAAGTGAGGATATAACGTACAGGAAAGGGAATCCTAACCCAACTCCTATCGAATTAACAGCAACCTTTAGATTAGACACAGCTTCTACTTTAAAAGGAGACACAGCATTAAAACTGGTAGACATAAACAACAATGGGGTAAGCGTAGTAATCTATCAGGACAAGAAAAGGAACGAGCTAACCGCTAAAATTACCAGTAACGGTAAGAGTCAGAATATACCCTTTGAAGAACTAAGGATTAAAAAGAATTATTCAAATACGTCCAGTAAAATAGACACCTCTAAAAAAGATTCCAGTAATTATAAGTTGACATTAGATAGCGCAGGTAAGGGTAAATCAGAAGACAAACACGTAGTATTGGATAAAAAATCAGAACCTACTTCTAAAGGGATGTGGGCTGTTATTGCAATTGTTGCAGTTCTTGCAATAGTTGGTGCAGTATTGTACTTCATTAAGAACCCTCGCATAAATAAGTAGCGAGCCTCATAAAATACCTCTTTTATATTTGCCTACTTTTGTGATTATATAAAAAGCAAAGAATGGCAACATACACTCAGTTCAATTTTTCTGATTCAGGGCTTAATTATACCACTGTAGAGACAGAGCTACTTCGGCTGTACTCAGATGTAAGTGCCGATCTTGGTACACGTCATCCACTAGAACTTCCTATGGACATAATCAATGCTCAGATGATTAATAGGTTGTATGATAAAACTGCTTACCCTGAGAAGTGGAAGAAAGACCTAGCAATAGCTTACCAGTTACTTTATAATTACTACGCATAAATGGCATTACCTACCTATGTTTTAGAAGCTATAGCCGATGGGAAAGAATACCTGTCAAATATGAATGAAGACCTACGGGAAGACTTCTTACGTGGTTGTGCTTGTAAATCTGAAAATCAAAAGATACTGGAAAGAGTACTTGTTGCACTTGATGGTAAAGTTGAGCTTGATGAATTTGATGACTCAGTATTAGCTAACCTAAGAATTTTGTACTGGATTATAGGGGGTGGAGAAATTATTAAATTAGACCAGACGATTACTTTCCCAACACTACCAACTAACAAACAAGTGGGGGATGTAGACTTCTCACCTAACGCAACAGCTAGCTCAGGATTACCAGTTTCTTATTCCAGTTCTAATACAGCAGTAGCAACTATAGTAAGTGGCTTGATTCATATTGTCGGAGTTGGAAGTACAACTATTACAGCTACACAAGCGGGGGATGGTACATACAATGCAGCCTCGCCAGTTGGTAGAAGTTTAACAGTTGCAAATAACGTAGTTGTTAACTTTGGGTTTACAGATACTAATCCAGATGGAAATGTAACAGCAGTTTCTCTACCTAGCTCGCTAACTATATCATCAGGAGTCAGTCAGTATACAATAAACTTCACAGTATCAGCTAACTTAAAATACCTAGTACACAGAGAACCTATATCGGAACCAGTTAAAACAGTTTGGATTAACCAGATTGACTACAACTATGGAGTGATACCAGATTCTAAATACAGGGCTTATGTAGAGTCAGGCACTTACAGGTATTATTACACACGGGTATTATTCCCATTATATTCAGGCATTAACACAATTCAATTCAAAACTGCATAAATGGCATCACCACTAACTTATAACCCCTCAATTGACACTATTGTACTAGCCAGAGCAGTTGGTGCTTTATACTATGCTATAGACGGACGTTCCACCTACCCTGACACAGACCGTTTTGTTAGGAGACCATTTCAATCACTAACCTTTGTCAAGAGCTATTTTAACAATGAAGAGTTCCGTAGGGGGATGTTTAGCATATATGTCAACGAGACAGGGCTTTTAGATTTAAGTACGGGATATATAATTGGAGGGACTACTAAAGAATATTGGTGGAAGGAGGAAGATTTAAGTGATGATGGGTTAATTGAGAAGAGTGTAGATTTAACTGACTATGCTACCTTAACATACTTAGATTCTAAAGTAACAACAAATGTTAACACTATAAGTGATCTAGTAAGTTATACAGGGTTAAGTGTCAATGTATTTGTTAAAGATGAAGTACGGGGTGGCTTTTTTAATTACACCACTAGCGAGACAGAAGTTGTTGACAATGGTCTTATATTCCCAGCCACAGGTAAAGGAGCAGGAAGGTGGATTCGTTACGCAGAACAATCAATGCCTTTATCCAGATACTTTGATTACGAAGATATTGAAGTAATTCCAAGAGCTATTAGAGATGGTTCATTCGCAAGGGAAGCTGACATAGCAAACCTAAAATCTCTATTAATGTCAGGTAAGGGGGTTGTTATAACTATAATGGGAAGTTCTAACTCTGCGGGCGCTGTTGGATATGGAGAGGACGGTATATACGGAGAGGCAACAGGTTTTGTTAACGCAGTAGGGCAAATGATATTTGCAATGGGTGTGCTACTAACAGACCCCAATTTCATACCTTTACAAAAAGCGGTATACCCTGTTGTTGACGCTTACAATTCTAACAACCTAGTTACTAATTCAGCAAATAAAAACAGACTATTAATTCCTTACCATTATCTAGCAACTCCTGTAAATCCAACATTAAATTATACAGTAAAACAGCCAGGTTCATTTCTTTTAAACAAGCTAACTATATATTATTATGTAAGGTCTTCGGCTAGCGCACCTACATTTGACGTAACAACATCTTTGGGAACGACTACAATAGATACATACAAAGCTCCATTGACGTATGTCGAGCCAAGTACAAACGTAACTTTCAGACTAGAGAGTACAACTGTTGATATCCCTGCAACAAGAGAAGTTTCATTTACTATTAGCAATATAGTTAGCCCCACTGACCCTGCAAACGGTTTTGCTGCTGTAGCGGGATTTGCTTTTGGAAATGGTGTTAAAATAAACAATATAGCTGTTTCAAGTGCGTCATTAAAGAATAGCAGCTTCAATATTACAAGGGGTATCACTACTGACGAGAGGTTTAATCTAGCAAAAAGTTTCAACACAAATTTCTACATTATTCAGTTTGTTGATAGTAGAACGGCTCTTAACACAAATCCTTACGAGTTTAAGGAGTTACTTAGGGTAAGAGTAAAAGAAGTAAGGGCTGTTAGCCCAAATTGTATAATAATATTAGCCACAAACCCTGCCGCATTGCCGGGTGAACCTAGTGGCAGAGAGGACATACCTTATTACAATAATGCAATGAGGGAACTAGCTATAGAAGAAAACTGTAGCTTCTTTGATGCTGAGAAAGCCCTCAATACAGTTCCATCACAAGCGGGAGAGGGTGTTTATTACGATTACATTCACTTAACAGCTTTAGGTTGTAACATATTGGGAAACGCTTTTTTCGATTTATTTAAGGTTGAGAATCCAATAGGTAAGAAATTCCCATATAATGTAGGTCGGGGTGTCATAATTAACGAAGGATTAATACATAACGCTGCTGAGATTGGAACGGTTGGTACTTCTGGTAAAGTAGTTTCCATGACAAATCCTGATGGTGGGATATGGAAAGCAGCTACTTCCGCTGATGTTGGTGCGATAAGAATTACATTGCCAACAAACAATGCTAACGTTATGTACCTGATTACAGGCGTTATAAATATGTATAATCCTGATTCTGCACTAGCTAGTCCTGTTGGTTTTAATATATCTGTACAGGGTTCTAATATGGCGTCTAGGGGTGCAACTTTTATCGGAAGCAATGGGATTAAATATCCTGTAAGGTTCTACACTGATTCAACAGCAGGTAAAAAATATATTTACATTGGTGAGCTTACTTCTTCTTGGTATTTCACTAGCCTTACAATCACCCACGTACAAGCAAGCCATACAGGAGCGACTTTAGAAACGGTAGAGAAAGGGTGGTCGGTCACACTAGCTACAGCATTTGAAGGTACATTAAATGGTACTGAGAACAATACTTTACCAGTTTCAGGAAATAGAATCGGGAACAGTTTAACGAATTTTGCTGCTTTAGGGACTTTGGTTAAAACATCAATACTGATTACCACGCCCTCTTATTTTACTTTCGAGGTTTATTATCATACTCATTCTGCGAGTCCTGTAGTTGGAAGACTTACATTGCAAGGGTTAAATGATAATGTTGCTGATCTGATTAAATCAGTTACAGCGACTGCATTTGGACAGAATATCAATATGTCGGTATTTATATATGAGGGGTGTTTGTGTTTGTGGCTCCCAGCATCTACAGTAAGGAAATATGTAGTTGCATGTTACGACGACTCCACTACTAATGCGCCTAATAGAGTGCTTTCTATGACTCAAGAGGTGAAGCCTACAACAGGAGTAACTAGGTTAGTAGATATTACCCCATTGGAGTCTGAATTTAAAGATAAAGTACCAATTTTGTTCACTACATCTATTACGTTGAGTACTTCTGGTATTTATATCATGAGTCCTGCTTCAACTACAAATAGAACTCTAACACTCCCTATTATTTCATTAGGTCTTGGCAAAAATTATACTATATATAATAATAGTTCATTTAATCTTGTTATAAATGGGGGTAATCCCGGTTCTGGAATAGAATCTTCTATTAGTGTTGATGGAGTAGCTTTAAGTACTTATACCTTAAGGCCAAATATGTTTTTTAGTATGTATTTTGATGGGTCAATGTGGGTAGTGTTATTTAGCACTAAGACTATTGTAGACACTACATCTACCCCCTACACTAAAGCAACAATAAATGCCACATACCCCAATGTAGGAGCAAATACAATAGTTATTCAAGATGGGGCTAATCAGACATATATTAAAAAAGATAATTCACCTACAGGAAATTGGTCAGTATTTCCAACAATTCAATTAACATAATTATGAGAAAGATTATATCATTAAGCATTTTACTTATTTCGTTTACCTGTGTAAAGGCACAGTATTACCAATTAGGTTTTGATAGTGTAAGGGTAAAGAGTAAGTTTAAATTGGGTGCCGTTGCTACGGGTTCAACTACAGATAGTTTGTTAACTAAAAAAGCAAATGGTGGCGTTTATAAGGTGAGCAGAGCAGACTTTGCCCCCTTAGCCTCACCAACAGGTAGTGGGACAGCTACATGGGTAAGTTTAGTAGGAACTACCAGTGTTACAGCAGGTTCTATGATTATACAGAATGGTACAGCTTTTGGAACAGGTTCTAATGGCATGATACTTATATCTTCATCTGCGGGGGCTGCTTATCCGTTTTTAAGCAACAGTAATTTAGTATTTCAGAGTAGAGGAAGTGCTAATGCTGATATAGTTTTTGCTACAAGTACCACACAACAAGTGAGGGCTTACATAAAAGGCGCTACAGGTAATTTGCATGTTGGATATACTGATGGTAGTGATGCAGCCTATAAACTTGCTGTAAATGGTTCTTTTCTAGCTACCACAGGACAGATAACCACCGCTCCTTCAACAGGTAATGATATTGTCAGATTAGCTGATTTAAATTCTTTCGCCAACTATACTGCAAGCGGAGATGGAAGTACTACAGCCATAACTATTACTCATGGACTGTCAGGTATCAGTGGAACAAGTAAAGTCATTGTACAGCCTTTAAATGCTGCTAGCGCAGGTGTAACATACGTATCAATCAGTTCAACTCAAGTCACAATAAACTATACTGTAGCTCCTGTCTCAGGTTCGTCCAACCTCTCATATTCAATTTTAATCAAACCGTAACTAAATGAAGAAACTGATTATTTTACTACTATTTATCTCTGCTAAGTGCTTTTCTCAAAGTGTTAACGTACCTCAAGTATCATTTGGTACACGTGCTGATATGAGACTACAAAAAGGTATGCCAAACACACAAGTACTATTGAATGGACTTGTTACTATTGGTGACGGTAATGGAGGTCTATACATGTTTAATGAAAGCAACACTGATGCAGATGACGGATTTCTAACTTTACAAGTTACAGGAGTAACCACAGGAAGGTGGAAGAGAATATCTAACGGTAATACTTTTAAAGGAAGTTCTACTTTAAGTGGGGTAGCTTTACAAACTGCTTACACAGTTAGTTTTGGTCAGACATTTCCTTTTACCCCATTGACCATTGTTGTGAACCCAAGATCGGCTAACGCCGCTGTTCCAAGTTGGATAAGTAACATAACAACCACAGGATTTACAATTAACTTTGCCAGTATACCTGTTGTAGGTACTAATAATATAGCAATAGACTGGATTGTTATAAAGAACTAATAAAACATTTTATCATTTAAAAACAAAAACACATGGCATCAGCAATCATTAATTCTAAGACAGTAGTTAAAAAAGCATCAGCTTTCTACACAGTAGACGAGGCAATAGACCCTACACTCTACGCAGCAATTGTAGCAGGTACAGAGACTCTTCCTGAGAACTCTACAGTAAGGCTTATCAGTAATGCAGACGTAGCAACTATTAAATTCAGTCCAGATGGAGGTACATGGGCAACAGCACAAAATGTAGGGGACAGTGCAGCATCAAGAACTGCGGTAGCGGCTCTTGCTACCGTTGCTACTGCTGACGCATCTGACTTAAGTACTGCTATCGCACTTTCAAACGCATTAAAAGTACGCTTAAATCAAGTTATTGCGGCTCTAAAAGCGTAAATTTTGTAACTACTAACTTATTTAGTATCTTTGGAACGGCTAGCACAAAAAGTTAGCCGTATTTTTATATGGCAAACAACAAATATTTAAATTTTAAAGAGGGTGATATAGTAGGCTCCTGTACTTTTGTAAAATATGTGGACTCCAAAACAGATAGTCATAAGGCTCAGTTTTTATGCAATTGTAGTAACTTGTTTGAAACAGACGTATATAGGGTGGTAAAAAACAAAACAAAAAGCTGTGGTTGTCTAAGAAACAGGTCTAAAAGAAAATATCAAAGAGTTAAAAACACTGAGGTTGGAAACTGTATTTATTTGGGGGATGTTGTAGGTAATATAAGCTACGGACATTTTAAATGTAAGTGTGGTAATGAGTTTTCAACATTATTTTCAAACGTAAAATCAGGTAATACTAAGTTTTGTAAGCACAATTGTACACACAATACTAAGAAAACTCGAAAAACACATGGACACAGTAAAGATAACACTACAGAATATATAACTTGGTGCAGCTTACGCAATAGGTGTAACAATCCTAATAATAGCTCTTATAACCACTATGGAGGTAGGGGTATAAAAGTATGTGACAGATGGTTAAGCTCCTTTGAGAACTTCCTTGAGGACATGGGGTATAAACCTACTCCACAACACTCTATAGAAAGGGAAGATGTTAACGGAGATTATGAACCTTCCAATTGCAGATGGGCTACAGCAATCGAACAAGCTAATAACACAAGAAGAAATTTGTACATCACCTATAGGGGTAAGACACAGACATCCGCGCAATGGTGTAGAGAATTTAATATAGAACGGAGTGTTTTTGAGACTCGGATAAAGAGTTTAGGTTGGGACGTTGGTAAAGCATTAACCACACCATCGGGGACAGATAGACAGCAGCCTTTAGCCAGAAAAGTTGTAGATGTTACTACAGGAATTTTCTTTGACAGTATCAGGGAGGCTAGTAAAGCATATAATCTCAAAGAAAAAACTTTAGGTGATAGATTAAGGGGTGTAAACCCTAACCCAACCAATCTAGAACTTGTATGAGAAGACGATTCGGAGGTAAAGCAACAGGTCATAGGTCATCGTTTGAAGCGAGTGGACAAGTTATCCTAGAGACAGCAAAGATTAAGTTTGAATACGAACCAAAGGATAAGAAGATTAGATACATTAAACCGTCAACATCACATTTGTACCTCCCCGATTATATACTTGATAATCAGATACATTTGGAACTCAAAGGTTTATTTTCTACAACGGATAGGAAAAAACACCTGCTAATAAAAGAACAGCACCCTAAAATTGACATACGCATAGTGTTCCAAGAACCAAATAAAAAGCTATCCAAAAAATCTAAAACCACCTATGCTATGTGGTGTGAAAAGAATGGTATTAAATGGGGTACACTCGATATGATAGTACAGTGGGCTAAAGAACCTAAACGAAAATAAGCTGTTAGGTATGGTTACCTTTGTGTTATGGGAGAGTTTAAAATAGCAGAAACAAAAACTGGTATAGCGGAAGGTGGTTGGGCTAACAACCCAAATGACAAAGGTGGTGAAACTGCGTTTGGAATAGCACGTAAGTTCTGGCCTACATGGGGCGGTTGGAAGTATATAGATGAGATTAAAGCTAAGTACGGTACAAAGGCATCTGTCATAAATAAGTACGTGAAGTCTAATCCAGTTATAATGGCACTCATCAGTCAGTTCTATAAAATAAACTTTTGGGACGTATTGAAGCTAGATCAAATAAAAGATCAACAGTTAGCAGAGACAGTCTATGATTTTGGAGTTAACAGTGGAACAGGTAGATCAGCTAAATACCTACAAGAGGCTGTTAATAACTTAGGAGGCAGTCTTAAAGTGGATGGTCAGATAGGAAACCAAACCATCACGCAAGCTAACAGTATCAATCCTTCACAGCTACACACAGAGTTTAACAAACTGCGAAGAGACTTTTATAACTCTATAGCTAAAGGTAATCAAAAACAGTTCCTTAATTCTTGGCTATCAAGACTGCACCCTTACAACGAAATGAAAATGATTCAGTATAAGCTAGGTATCACAGCAGATGGAATCTATGGGGATAAAACTAAAGAAGCTATTAAAGAATTTCAAGCTAAACACGGCTTAAAAGTTGACGGGATACCCGGCAAGAATACAACCGACACATTTTATAAACTATAAAAAAAACATAAAAATTATGAGTGAAGTACAAGTTATTGAATCAAAACAGTTTAGCCTAAGTTTCAGAGATGTAGCCAGAGGTCTAGTTATGGCAGTCTTGACGCCAGTTATTGTTATTATCCAAAACTCCATAGCGTCAGGAGAGCTTACATTTGACTGGAAAAATATCGGTATAGCTGCTATAGCAGGTGCATTGGCATATTTATCTAAGAATTTCTTTGAACCATCTAAGGTAATTACCATCCCTGAACAAGCTAAAATTGAGCAAACAACGCAGACTATTAAGGACGCTGTGTAAAATATGAAAGACATTATTGTAGAGTAAAGATGAATTTCTAAAATAAATTTGTCGAAATATTTGGATATTAAATTCCCCTGTTCTATATTTGTTGTAAATAAAAACTCAACTATAGGATATGGGGAAAAATACCTCTTACAAAAGCAAGGCTGTTGAAATCTATTCCAGCCTACCTGCTAACCAGAATCACACAGAGAAATCAAAGCAAGTCGCTGAACAGTTAGAAGTCGAATACACCGATACATTCAGACGAACTATGTTGAAGTGGGTAACTAAGGCGCAACGAAGTGAGCGGATGGCGACTCTTGATGCAGACTTAGACAATTACACCAGTACAGAGACTAACCAGTATGCCCCTGTATATTCTATGTCGGCTTTAAAATATGATGGTTCTATAATGACAATCGAAGAGTACTGTGCTTTTTATGGCATACCTAAAGAACAGGTAAAATCATTTAAGCTAATTACACATCAAGGTAAAGCTGCCTACTATAACATAGCATCCAAAAGTGTAGAGGACGGTATCGAAGACTTGTTTACTAAAGAGTTTATAGAGGAACTGTTTGAGGGTATGAAATCCCACATCCCTAACTACAAAACTTACAAACGAGAAAAGACCGCAGATAACAATTTGTTAGTTATAGACTGTGCTGACATACACATAGGTAAGCTGGCATTAGTGTATCAAACGGGAGAAGACTATAATTTAGAGATAGCAGTTCAAAGGGTTACAGAAGGTTTCCAAGGTATCCTCAATAAAGCTAGAAACTTCAACATTAATAAGATTCTGTTAGCGGTAGGTAATGACATACTTCACACAGATAATGCTAAGAGTACCACAACATCAGGTACGTTTCAAGATAGCGCAACAAGCATATCAGAGAGCTTTAACGTAGCTTTAAAATTGTATACATCCCTAATTGATTCAGTTATATCTGAGTACGACATCGACATCGTGCATTCTGTTTCTAACCACGACTACATCTCAGGATGGATGTTAGCTAGAACACTGGAATCTTGGTACAGAACTTCTGGTAATGTTAGGTGCTATACAAACATGCAACATAGGAAATATTATCAATACGGTCAGAATATGATCTGTTTTTCACATGGAGATGGAGCTAAGATGCAAGACATACCCATGCTAATGGCAACTGAAAGTCCTATTATGTGGAGTGAAACTAAGTACAGGTATGCCTACCTACATCACATACACCACAAACAGGTAAATAAATTCCAGTCTGGTAAAGATTACATTGGAGTAACAGTAGAATACCTTAGAAGCCCATCTTCATCAGACAGGTGGCACTCAGATAACGGCTATGTTGGAGCAAAGAAAGCAGTTGAAGGTTTTATACACAGTTTAAATGACGGTCAGATCGCCCGTATTACACATTATTTTTAAACAAAACATATTATGAAAACAGAACAAAGTTTTAAAGTAGCTCAGGTTTTAGAGAAACCTACCTACACAATAGCAGACCTAACCGCAGGAAAGATTGTCATTGAAAGGGACGGTTCTATTGAAGACTTGGATAGAGTGTTACGGTTAGCTTTTCCCGACGATGACGATGATGTCAGAAATAGTGGGTGGGGAGAGTTTAAATACTTTTATAAACAAAATGAAGAACAGTGGAACGCCTTTGATACTTATGAGATTGAAGAAAACCAACTACCGGTTGTTAAGGTATCAGAATTGATTGGGGAAGTTGAAGGTGCAAGTGAGGAAGTAAATGAGTGTAGTGATAATTTTGGAGAGGTTGTTAAAACTGCTGGGATAAGGGAATTTAGCACAGGAAGTAGGCGGGATGATGATAGTAATAAACCTTTAGTAAACCACTTAGACCCTTACCTTAGATTAAGATTCGGTTATCTACTAAGACAGGGAGCAAATAAGTACGACAAAGGGAACTGGAAAAAATTGCAACCTACAGAAACTGCTCTTGAATCTTTACATAGGCACTTAGCTAAATTCGAGCTTAATTTACAAAACGGAGTTGAACAAGATGAAGACCATTTGTCAGCGGTTATATTTAATGTGATGCTCATTATGAAACAAGAAGAGAAAGAAGGTATAGCAACAGATCACTTTTACGGAACTTTAAAATGATACTATTAATCTGGATTTACCTAGTTGGTGCAGTGCTTTCTTACGGACGTAATCTTAGCTCCTACTATTGCACATACAGGGAGAACAAGTGGTTGTTTAACAGTCAATGGGAGGAGTTTAAAACCTCCCTTATTAAGCTAAGCCTATTATCTTGGCTAGGATTTTTAATTGGTTTAATACCATACTTTGCAGATAACGAAGAGATATTTTTAAAATTTAATTTATTGGAGGAGGATTGAAATGAATTATGTAATAATAAACTTAAATGGAGATATTATTTGCCCTTGTTGCGGAGAGACTTACTTCTATTGTTTTTGTGATGAGGAGGATTTGTTATGATTAACATAGAAGAACTTTTTGATTGCCCTGAATGCGGTAATCACATAGATGATTGTGACTGTGGAGAGTGTTAGTGGTGTGGTTTGACTGAGTATTGGTGTACTTGTAATGAACCTGATGAGTATTAAAACTTTAAATAATAAATTATGAGAAATTTAGATTACTGCCCTGAGTGTGGCATAGGATTAAATAACAGAGAAGAAGGTTTGGGATTCTGCTCAAACTGTAAAGCAAATTGGGAACCCGACTATAGTGACGAAGATGAAATTGACGAAGACGGATTTCTTGATTGGATGGAAGATGACCGAGATCACTACTAAACAACAGCTACAGGCTCTGTTTGCAACACACGAGTTTACAGACCATCTAAGCGACTTTCTCGATAAGATAGAGGAAATATACCATCCTAAGATTAAAAGCCTTGAAGAAGCTAAGAATGAGTTTATAGAGGAGTTACGACCATACATTGAAATCTACGGTAAAGATATGTGCAATTCTTTCGGTAAGTATTGGCTTGAAAAAGGAAAGGGTAAGAGAAAGATGAGATTTCAATACGAGAAGACCTTTGATATTAAACTTAGGTTATCCCGCTGGCAGAAGAACCATGAAAAATTCAGTATAGTTAACATGCTAAATAAAGGAAAATAAATGAGCGATAAACAGTTCTATAGAGCTAAAGACGAAATAAATTCAGTTATTAAAAATAGAGAAAAGAACTTTGAACGGGGTATACTAACAGGTTTTCATACGCTAGACGAAATTATCAGTTTTAAAATTGGTTATAGCAGTTTACTGTTTAGCTATGCGCATACTGGTAAAAGTGTTTTAGCTTTAGATTTACTGGTTGGTATCTGTGAAAGAGAGCCAGATACAGTTATCAGTATATTCAGCCCTGAGTTTAGAACAAGAGAGGAGTTAATAAGTGCTGTTGTACAACAAAAACTAGGCTTAACATTATACGGTCAATATAAAAATCATGTTAGTGACGGAGATTTCATTGAGGCTTTACAATGGGTGTCAGACCGATTTATTTTCTTAGAAAGACCTAAACGTACAAAAGAGAATCCACTTGCACCAGTAACCATAACTGATGTTTTTAGACTTTGTAAAGAGGCTGAGATTGAGTACGGTTGTAAAATAAAACTGTTGTTCATAGACCCTGCAAATTATATTTCTAGGAGTTCAGAAGAATCTAAAATGTCAGTTCAAGATTATGTACTACACTTGCATGATACAATTGCTGATTACAGTTTAGCTTTAAAGGTTCATACCATACTATCATCGCACTGTAGAGATGTTGAGCTTATAGTCGATAAGGACAGTCAAATTAAATACTACCCAATTCCACACGTAACGGACATTATGGGCGGTCAAAGTAATGCAAGGGGAGGCTACCAGTTAATA